GGGTGGGGGGGGAGGGGGCGGCGCGGTTCCTTGGTCGCCGCCGCAGGCGGCGAATGTCAGGAGCGCGGCCAGCATCGGGGTGCGCATGGGGCACATCTCCTGGAGTAGCGTAGTTCCTCTGGGCGGGGTAACCCCGCGCCCACCAATCTAGTGGTCCCCCCTCAGTTGACAAGCCCCCTCGCAGGTTGCACGACCCCCTTGCAACCTGCAAGGCTCCAAGGTACCATAGGGCGCCTCTTTTCGGGGTTTGTTCGGGATGGTCTGGATACGATCCTGGGAAATCGCGGAACGCGCCTGCGCCGCACTGAATCGGCTCCCGCCCTATGGCACCACGACGAGGTGGAAGCCGTGGCGCTGTAAGCCCGGCTTGGGCCACGCCACCTGGGGCATCGTCACGACAGGCCTGCCAGTCACAGACGGCTTTGGCGCCGCGCACCGGGACGCCCTCGAGGCGGCGGCGCCGGGAGAGGCGCCATGACCTGGCAGGTCTCGGATGGCACCAAGATGTGGTCCGTCGCGGAATCCGATGGCGGGCCCACCGAGGAGCATCTCGCCACCGATCCCGCCGTGTTCGACCATCTTGATCAGATCTTCCACTTCACGCTGGATGCCGCGGCCGAAGAGTGGAATCACAAGTGCGCCCGGTACTTCACGCCCGCCGATGACGGCTTGGCCCAGGACTGGGGCCAAGACATCGTGTTCCTGAATCCGCCCTATGGGGCGGCACTCGGCACGTGGCTGGCGAAGGCGCGGGATGCCGCCGTGGCCGGTGCCACCGTCATCGTCCTGTTGCCGTCCATCACCGATGCCGACTGGTGGCACGACATCGTCATGCCGTCTGCGGCCATCCACTTCTTTCGCGGCCGCGTGTGCTGGGTCAACCGCCAAGGCGACCGCATTCCCTCCCCCGTCCCTGTGGTCGCGGCCGAGTTCCGGCCAGGAGGCCCACCATGTCGAACCGAAGGCCCACCACAATGAAAGCCTTGCGCCTGTTCATCGGCTACGATTCCCGCGAGCCCGTCGCCTATCACGTGCTGGCCAACTCCATCCTCCGGCAGGCCACCTCCCCGGTGGCCATCACGCCGTTGACCCGGAACTTGCTGGGCAGTCTGTATACGCGCGAGCGCACGTCCCTGGAGGCCACGGAGTTCAGCTTCACGCGGTTCCTCGTGCCCTATCTGAGCGACTATCAGGGCCTGTCGATGTTCATGGACTGCGACATGCTGGTCCGGGCCGACATCGCCGAGCTCGTGGGCCTCGTGGAGCGGCTGGCCGCCAACAGCGCCCGCCACGCCTATCTGGGCACCGGGCCCGTGCATGCCGTCTATTGCTGCCAGCACGACTACACGCCGCGCGCGGGGCTCAAGATGGAGGGCCAGGTCCAGACGGTCTACCCGCGGAAAAACTGGTCCTCGCTCATGGTGTTCAACAATCACGAGTGCCGCGCGCTGACGCCCTACGCCGTGAACACCGAGTCCGGGTTGTTCCTGCATCGCTTCCAGTGGCTGGAACCTGACCAAGTGAGTGCGTTGCCGCTGGAATGGAACTGGCTGGTCGGCGAGTACGCGCCGAATCCCGACGCCAAGGTCCTGCACTACACGCTGGGCGGCCCCTGGTTTCCCAACACGGCGGACTGCGATCACGCCGACCTCTGGCTCGAGGAGTATCGCCAGACGACCGGGCAAACCTGGCGGCCGACGATTTCGGAGACCGTCCGATGACCGCCGTGGCCGAGCCCGTCGTCGCCGCCCCGGAGGCCGCGGAGCCGACGACCTACACCCCGCTGTCGCTCGATACCCCACTCGGGACCTCGTACTGTATCGAGGAGTGGCGCCGGGACGAGCAGATCCGCTGGTGCTTGAAGCACGTGCATTCCCGGCTTGTGCCGCAGCTCGAGAAAGTCTCCGACGAGCCGGTGGCCATCGTCGGGTTTGGCCCGTCCCTGCAGGACACCTGGGAGGCCCTGAAGGACTTCAAGGTCATCTTCACCATGTCGGGGTCGCACAAGTTCTGCTACGAGCACGGCATTCGTCCCACCTATCACGTCGAGGTGGACCCGCGGCCCCATAAGATCGGCCTCATGGGGACGCCGCAGCCCGGCACGATCTACCTGCCCGCCTCGTGCGTGCATCCCGACTACTTCCGCCATCTCCTCAAGGCGCAGGTCGAGATGCGGGTCTGGCATGTGTTTCACACGTCGGAGGACGCGCTGCGCCTCTTGCCGCCGGGCGAGTGGTCGCTGGCGGGCGGCTCGGGCGTCGGGGTGCGGGCCATGGTCCTCGCCCGCTTCATGGGCTACCGCAACTTGCACATGTTCGGCTACGACGGCTGCTACGGCAAGGCCGGCAGCCATGCCGGCGACCACCCGATCCAGAAGGCCAAGTCCCTGGGCAAGATGGTCTATGATGGGGTGGAGTACATCACCACGCCCGCCATGCTCGCGCAAGCCAAGGAAACGTGGCAAACCTTAGACCAGCTCGCCGACCTCAAGGTCCAGTTCTACGGGGAAGGGCTGGTGCAGCACATCCACCGCTACTACCAGCCGAAGAAGTTCATGCCCGTGCGGGCCGATCATCAGCAGGTGCTCGCCGTGGCGAAACAGCCCCTGTTTACGCCCGAGCACCAAGCCCTGCAACGGGTGATGCACGACGAGGAGCCGCTCTACGGCACGACGGGCATCCGCTACCTGGATGTCGTCCTCTACATCCTGAACGAGGTGAAGCCGATCTCGGTCTTGGACTATGGCTGCGGGAAAGGGCTCGTCGGCCGTGCCCTGAACCGGCCGATCTGGGAATACGATCCGGGCATCACGGGCAAAGAGGAGTCCCCGCGCACCGCGGACGTGGTCATCTGTACCCATGTCTTGGAGCACGTCGAGCCCGAGTGCCTGGACGCCGTCTTGGACGATCTGCGCCGCTGCATCCGCAGCCTCGCGTTGGTTGTCGTCTCGACGCACGAGGCCCAGAAGTGCCTCCCCGATGGGCGCAACACGCACCTCATCGTCCAGAACGCCGCATGGTGGAAAGAGAAGTTGACGGCCAAGTTCCAGGTCGGCGACTTCCTGGTCGAGGACGGCCTCATCAAGTGCGTCATCGGCCCCCAGGCGGGGATGCGGCCCGGCAAGCAGGGGGTCTTGGGGCTCGGGCCGGACGGCAGCCAGAAAGAGGGCGCGGTCTCGATCACGCCACGCGACGCGGTCATCAAGGGCATGAAGCAGGCCGACCTCCTGATTACGCCGCAGTACCGCGCGATCCAGCGCGAGATGTTCACGCGGTACAAGGGCTACGGGACCTCGGGCAAGCGGTATGTCGCGCAAGTCCGGGCGCTCGCCAAAGAGTTCCGCCTGCGCTCGATCTTAGACTACGGCTGCGGCCGCCATACGCTGGCCAAGGCTCTGCGGATCAAAGGCGTGCAGGTCCGCCAATACGACCCGGCGGTCAAGGGCTACGAGCTGGACCCCGAGCCCGCCGATCTCGTGGTGTGCAACGACGTCTTAGAGCACGTTGAGCCCCAGTGCCTGGACGCGGTGCTCAAGCACTTGGTGTCGAAGGTCAAGCAGGTGGGCCTCGTCATCGTGGCGACGAATGTGGCCATGAAGCAGCTGCCCGACGGCCGGAACGCCCACCTGATCGTGCGGGACGCCGAGTGGTGGCGGGACCGGATGCTGCCGTTCTGCGAGGTCGGCCCGCTGTGCATGGGGCAGGACCAATTCCTGGCCATCATCACACCCAAGGGCCAAGCCGACCGTGCGATCACGGCAACGACCGTACTCCGGTCCGTCCCGACCACCCCCAAGGGGGAGCTGGAGGCTCGGCTCCACCTGCCTCTCCCCACCCCGTTGCCAGACCCCCTTGCAAAATGCGAAAAAGGAGCGTAATATGCTAGCAGCCGAATCACCGCCCACCGATCAGGTAGAGGAGACCGACGCCGACAAGGAGTTGGTCGAGTACTTAGGTGGCGAGGTCGAAGACGCGGCCCCGGACGTTTCCGCACCGGCCCCAGCAGATGGGGCACCGGACGCTGAAGCGGCTGGTCCACTGCGTGACGCCCAAGGGAGATTCGTCACACCGGACGCCGAGGTAGCACCGGCACCAGCGGCTGTCGCGCCGCCCGCCGCCGCCCCTCCAGGGGACGTTCCCCCTGGCGTAGCGCCCGCACCCGACAAGCCATTCCTGTACCGGGCCTATAACGCCGAGCATCCGATTACCGGGGCTGTGGAACGCGCCGATGGCGTGTTCTTCCCGAGTGATGCCGCGAACGCGCTGCGCCAGCTCTTAGCGACTGGCCATGGCGCGCAGTCGCGCATCGACCGGCAGCGCGCAGACTACGAAGCCCAGCTCTCGCAGGCTGGCCGCGTGGGACAAGAGAAGGTCTCCCGCGCCGACGCCATGCTCACGCGCCTGGCGACGCTCCGCCGCGACGGCAAGCTCGCCGAGTTCTTCGACGACCTGGACCGCAACTGGTCCACGCTCGAAGCGCAAGCGGAGGCCGACAGCCTCAAGGCCCAGCTGGCCTCGCAGCAGACCGAGCAGGCGGAGGCCGCGGAAGCGGCGCAGGCGGCGCAGCTCGAGCCCGTGATGCGAGAGCACCTGGGCGCGACGGTCTCCCAGTTCCTGGCCACCCCGGAGTTCGCCGGGCTGGACCGGGACGCGATGGTCAACCGGCTCTGGGGCTCGTTCTTCGACCGCATCTTCCGGGAAGCGGAACGGGACTACCCGGAGTACGGCATTCGGAAAGGCGACGCGGTCATTGACTACGACGCCGTGGCCAACGAGCTGCGCTACGAGGCGCAACTCCGGCGGTCGGTGGCGCCCGCAGCGGCTCCAGCAGCAGCGGCGACGCCGCCCCCAGCCGCGCCGGCCACGCAGGCCAAGCAGACCCCGCCCCCCGTGGCCAGTGCCAAGGGAGCGGCCAGTACGAAGGCGAAACCGAAGGTGCCGACCTTCAAGACCACGAAGGAAGTCGATGCGTGGTTCAGCTCTGGGGGCTACGCCGAGTTAGACGACTGACCACATGGCATACCGCCCAAGAGCCTGTGTGCATTGTGGGATGGCCTTTCGTCCGCGGGGCCCGCGACAACAGAGTTGTTCGCGTGCATGTGGACATGCCGTAGCCGGACGAGGCGAGAAGCATCACAACTGGCGCGGTGGTAGGTACATCAGTCGCGGCTATTGGTATGTCTCGGTGCCGTGGGAGGCAAGGCCACAGCACACGTGCAAACTGACGAAAGCTGGTAGCCGCGGCGCAAATCGGTACATCAGAGAGCACAACCTGATTGCCGAGCGGACATTGGGGCGATGCCTGAAGCGTGGTGAATGCGTACATCACGTCAATGGTAATGGGTTAGACAACCGACGCTCCAATCTGGTGATTTGTACAAGGTCGTACCATGCGGCCCTACATGCACGCATGGCGCGGGCTTGGGTGCAGGAACACTTTGGGTAACGACTTGGAGTAGAACGGCTACCACCGGATCTTGCACTCACGCATGGCCCGGGCGTGGATGGCCGAACACATGAAGTAAGGAGTTGTCCCCGTGGCCACTGCCACATATACCCCATCTCGCAGCGACACCGATTTGACCGGCGTCTGGCGCCGGGTCCAGAAGGGGGTCGTGGTCGCCGCACAGTTCGGGGTCGAGGAGTGGAACTCGCTCCTCAAGGCCAAGCGATTCACCGTCGACTGGTCGGCGCGCCAGATTTCCATGGAGCTCGACATCACCGACGACTACGGCACGGCCATGATTCCCGAGGGCGGCAAGGAAGGCCGGCCGTCCAGCCCGAACACGGTCGAAGCCACGCTGACCTGGGTGCTGGCCAACAAGCGGTTCACCGTGTCCAAGACCGCGCAGTACATCGCGCAGCGGACCCCGGCGGCCATGCTGGAAGATCAGCTCCGCTACCAGGCCCGGAAGGCGCTCCAGGGCATCCGCCGGAAGTTCGGCGACATGTTCTACGGCTTCTCGACGGGCACCGTGGCCATCGCCTCGGCCTCCGCCACATCGGGCATCGCCATCAAGGATATCTACGGCCTCGCCAACCTGGGCTCCGTTTCGGCCAACCGCCGGGCGGCGGACCTGTTCGTGCCCGGTGACTACGTCGCCGCACTGAACCCCACCGGCCCCGCCCTGCGCGCGGCCCCGGTCCAGGTCACGAGCGTCGTGCGGTCCACCAACTTCCTGTCGGTCGTCGGGGACGCCTCTGTGGTGGCCTCCGACCTGATCGTGTTCGCCAACAACCTCGAGAACACCACCCTCGCGGGCGGCACCGAGCGCAACCAGCACCTGATCGGCATGCTCGACGCCATCACCTCGACGTCGCTCCACGGCGTGTCCAGCGCGACCTACGGCCGCTGGGCCGCGGCGCGCAACGATGCGACCGGCGGACGGTTCACCGGCATCAAGCTGCGGAAGCTGAAACAGGACATCCAGAACAAGGGTGGCGGCGAGCTGGATACCATCTGGTGGGCCAACGGCGTCGAGAACGACGTGGTGGCGCAGCTCCAGGCGGGTCTCCGCTTCGACGATGCCTTCTCGCTCGAGATGGACGGCAAGCCGGTCTCCAAGGGCGTGACCTTCAACACGTCGCGTCGGGTGCCGGATGGTTACGTCTTCGGCTTCGACAAGAGCAACTCCGTCCAGCGCATGACGCTGCTGCCGGAACCGGATGCGCCGAGCTTCGCCGATGGCGACAAGCTCCAGGATGACTCGGGGCTCGTGTTCTCGATCGACTACCCCGCCGCACTTGTGTATACCAATAGGCAGAATATGGGCCTATTTTCAAGCCTTACGCAGCTCTAGAGGTATTGATTAACGCTGCCTCGCTGGTGTAGATTGCACGACCCTACACAGCGAGGTGGCCAGATGGCGAAGGATCGCAGGGAGTACCAGAGGCAGTATCAGGCCAAGTGGTCGGCCGCGAACAAGGACAAGATTCGCGCCTACACTGCGCAGCGGAAAGAATACCAGCGCGAGTATCACCGGACCTGGTACTTGGAGAATCGGGAGAAGGTCCTCGCGCGGCACAAGGCGCGGTATTACGAAGACTGGGAGCGGTCTCGTGCGCTGCACCGCGGATACAAGCGCACCGCCGATCTTAAGCAGTACGGGCTCACCATCGCCCAGTATGAAGCGATGATGCTGGCGCAGCAGGAGCGGTGCAAGATTTGCGGCCAGCTTGAACGGAAGCATCACGGAACCAAGAGGGTACGGCTCTCCGTGGATCACGACAAGAACACGGGCAGGGTTCGAGGACTACTGTGCAGCGGATGCAACCTGGCGATAGGCATCTTCGATCATGACACTGGACGTCTACTCCAGGCCGTCGCATACTTAGAGCAAGGGAACTAACATGGCCGAACATGTATACTCGATCCGCCTGACCGGGCAGTCGGTGTCTTCGACCTCGGAAATCCCGTTCTTCGTGGCACCCTATCCTGGGTTCCTAGTGCGGGCGACCTACGCGCAGCAGCTCTCGGTGGTGCCGAACCCGGGCACGGCGGCGGAAGGGGCGCTGACCATCCGGCTGAAGAACGTGACCAAGGCGACATCGCCCTTTCTCACGGATGCGCTCTCGGCGAGTGGGCTGTCCCTGTTGGTGGCGCTGAACTTCACGCTGGCGGCAACCGTCGAGAACCGAGAGTTCAACGCGGGGGATGTCTTCACGGTGAACTGGACGGCCACGTCGGCGTCGGCGGGCACGGGCCCTGGGGTCGCGGTGATCGCCCTGCATGTGCGGGACGGCCTCTACGGCGGGCAGATCGACCAGAGCTTCGGCATCAGCGCGTAAGGGGCGGCCGAGCAACTAACGAAATGGAGAGCGGGACATGGCGCTAGTATCCACGAACGTTCGCTACGGCGAGTTCAAGACCGATGATGGCGCGCTCGAAGCGTTCGAGAAGATCGCCAGCGTCTTGTCGGGCGTGGCGACGAAGTTGTCGGACCAACATGCCGCGACCTTCATCGCCCGCATGCGGGCCGTGACGGCGTCCGCCGACGGGCAGGTTGAGATCAAGCTTTCGGTCGCTGCGGCGGGCTCGTTCGAGCCCAGCTATACCCTGTCGGCGACGTAAGGGAGACTGTGACCGCACGAACGTTCGATGACTTTGTCAGCCCTGAACCGAATACGGGATGCTGGTTGTGGGCTGGTGGGATGAGTGGCAATGGGTATGGCAGTTATCGAAGCCGGCCTGCTCATCGTGTCGCTTACGAACGTTCTGGCGCAACGATTCCACGAGGGTACGACCTCGATCATCTGTGTCGTCAACCGCTCTGTGTGAATCCTGAGCACCTAGAGCCCGTCAGTCGGCGCGAAAACCTACTGCGGGGTGAGACGTTGCCAGCACATTATGCCCAGAGGACGCACTGTAAGCACGGGCATGCGCTCACGGAAGATACCGTGTATCACCCGTGGCGCCAGAACAAGACTTGGCGGCGTTGCAGGGTCTGCGCCCTTGCGACCATGGCCAGATACTACCAGCGGCAGAAGAGGGTAGCCTAATCGCTTTCACGAACAAGACCACGCACGTCCGAGAGGCCTTCGCGCCGAACACGCAGCTGGAGGTCGATTACGTGTCGGCGATCGGGGCAGCGCCCGGTGGCCGGGCCGTGGCGGCCGGGTTGGTCGCGCTGATCAAGACCCTGGGGACGCATCCCGAGGGCGTGTCGATTGACGCCGTCCTGTCGGTTGGCATCAGCGTGACCACGAGTCTGGCGACGATTCAAGTGCAATTCCGGCCGGCTCTGTAACGAGAGGATAGGGTCATGGCGTATACCAGCGGGACCCTGTGACGGCCCGTGGTCCCGACGATGAGGAGGCACGTTTTCGGGCTTGGTATCGTCACCGTGCCAACCGTCTCGGGCTCGATCCTGACCCCGACGCGCGCGAGCATTTCTACGACTACCGTGCTGCCTACCGAGCAGGCGCGGAGCCTGACAGTACGGGACATTGGCCAAGTGAGTTCAAGCGTCTGGGCCATCCTCGTCTCATGCTTGAGGGGCGTGACACACGGACGGGTCTCCCGGACATCAGGGCGCGCGCCGATGCTACCAGGGTGCGGACGAAGCGCATACTTGGCCGTGTGAAGGCGATGCGGTAACGAAAGGATAAGGGCAATGGCGTTTACCAGCGGGACACTCAAGTTCGCGGAGCTGGAGGGGGCCGGGCGGGCCAATGCCGCTTCGGTCGTGGCCAGCGCCTTGGCGGTGAACATCACCTTGGCCAGCGCGGTCTGCGACTTCCTGCGTGGCTTGCGGACGGTGCCCGTTGCCGGCGCGGGTGCGCCGATCAGCGCGTCCGCCAACGCCAACATCGACTTCGCCATCTCGGTGACGTCGTCGTTGTACACGCTCAAGGTCTCGGTCGGACCGTAACGATGGGCGTTACAGCCGTCCCGCAATCGGCTGCCACGCAAGATGTCATGTTCCGGCTCTCGCGCCCGGTGCCGGAGGAGTGGCAACGTGATCTCGAGCGCATCGTACCGCGCACGGACCGCGTGAACTGGCTCCAGATCGTCTGGCAGGCGGGGCTCGAGTATGAGCCGGTGCAGCGCTTTGAGCTCTACGAGATGCAACCCCGGCTGGATTTCGTGCCGGACGGCATCTTGGAGAGCTTGCAGGGACCGAATCCGAGGGAATGGGGCCACTGGGCGAAGGACCGCGAGAGCCCGACGGGCAAACGGTGGATCACCGACTCGCTCGTGTCACTGACCCAGTGGCAACTCTACCGGGACACCCGCTGCTTCGGACAGCGGTGGTGGATCATCCAAGGCGACCGCGGCGGCCACAAGTGGCGCCTGACGCACCTGGAAAAGGCGCTCTTGACGCAGCAGGGCTACGACGACGAGATCGACACCCCCTTGCCCGGCGCGCTGCCCTATGCCGAGTGGGACAACCGGGTGGCCGAACAGATCGGCCGCGCGGACCGGCTGCGCCAGTGGCGCGAGCAGATCGCCTGGGATGACCGGCAGGCCACGAAGCATAGCGCCGCCGCGTTCATCGAACGGGAACGGGATGCGTTGCGTCGCCAGTATGCGGCCGAGACGTTGCAGTGGCTGGATGCCCAAGTCGGAGCGGCCGTCTCCGACATTCCGCGCAGGGTCGCGGCGAAGATCATGGGGCAAGCACCAGTGGGGGACGGCTCCTACAACAAGGACGCGGAGCTCATCGAACGGGGCTTCACGGAATGGGGCACGTACTCGTACGGGAATTCCTAGCCAAGGGGGAGGCACAGTATGGCGATCCGTTCACAAGCAGATCAGCGGCGGGACCAGGTGTACGAGGACCAGTTCGGGCGGCCGTGGCTTGTGGCCATCGAGCTCGCCACGGGCGACCCGACCTCCCACATCGCGCCGGCCGGATGGACGGACACGCTCAATGTCCCGCAGCAGTTCTTGCGGGTGCCGCGCGACAAGTATGGACAGCCGAAGATGGGCAGGCTGGAAATCGCCTTCTCGGAATGGCGGCTCGAGGTCGAGCGGGCGAACACCGACTGGAAGACCCAGCTCTACAAGATCGGCAACAAGGTCTATGGGATGAAGTTCGACCCCACGACCGCGGCCGGTGACGACTACCTGATGGCCCTGGTGGGACCGCGGCCCCGGCCGACGGTGGAGGAGCTGGATCAGGCGGCGCGCGGCGAGTTCCCGCGCGTGGAGGACGAGGCGGTGCCCGAGATGGCGCCAGCCTCCGTGGGGCCGACCGAGAACGAATTGATCAGCGGCACCGTCCGTGTCGGGCGGCCGCGCACCAAGGGGTAACGTATGGCACAGAGCACCAGCGCGAATCCTGGCGTCATCGACCTGAGCCCCGGCGGTCCGATGCGGGTCGGGGGTCTGATGTCCTCGGGCCTGTCGGCCAACGTCTCGGTGGCCATCGTCCAGCGGTTCTACGTCGCGGGCCTCTCGTCCGTGCGCGTGGTGGCGCGCTGCTCAGCGATTTCGGCGACCGCGCAGGGCACGGACATCCGCATCTGGGGCATGATCCCGCCCACCGATTTCACGGTGGCGGCGGGTGGTGACGGGACGCGGGAATCGGCCGCCTTGGGCACGGCTTCGGTGGCGGTGGACGTGGACGGTATCCTCTCGGTGGCGGTGAACCACGAGTTCATCGAGCTGGCGATCGTGCGGAGCGCGTCATCGGGCGCGGTGTTGGGCCCGATCATCGTCGCCGGCGGGCGGTAGGCATGCCGTTCCTGTCGCGGCCAGTCGCATCCGGGCGGTCGCTCTTGTCGCGGGCGAATCCCACGGGGGGCCCCTATGGTGGGGCGAGGCCCGGTGCCGGCATGCTCGAGCGGTTGGGCAGTATGGGCAAGGCGGGGCTGGGTCCGGTCAACCAGATCCCTCAGCCCGGTGGCGTTCCGCCACAGGGACTGGGACTGATCCCGCCGCCGGTGCTGCAACCCGGACTGCAACCTGGGCTCTCGCCACTCCAGTTCCCTGGTGGCGCCCCGGGACCAGTCTTGTATGGGCCCCAAGGTCCACGGCCGCCGGGGCAAGTGCCACTTCCGCCGGGAGTGCTAGGCTCTTTGTAGATTCCAGGGAACGGGACTGCCCCCCCTCGCGCCACACGAGCCTCGGCGGTGGTGGCCACTTGACAGACCGTCGAGGCAGTCCCAGTCCTTGAGAGGAGCAGTAGCACATGGCGGTCTGCAAGTACACGGTTCGCAGAAAGCCCTGTATCGTCTGCCGCAGGGTTTTCGAACACCACTACGGCCCCAGCGCCTTCGCACGACAGCAAACCTGTAGCTGTCGTTGCGCCGCGGCGTTGCGGCGCCGACCGTTCATCAACAGAACAAAGCCCTGCCTACAATGCGGCCAGCCGTTTCGCAGAAGCGGCGCACAAGACTTCAGTACCGCCAAGTATTGTAGCCACCGTTGCCACGGCCTGGCACGACGTGGTCAACCCAGAACGGAGGGGAGCTGGAGGCGTGGACGCAAGGATGGATCGACCTTTGTGGACTCCAGGGGTTACACGATGGTGCGTGCCCCAGGACGACCATATTCAATGCGTGAACACGTGCTCATTGCTGAGGCCGTGTTGAGACGGCCGCTCAAGCGCGGAGAGGTTGTGCATCACATCAACGGCGACAAGGCAGATAACAGGCGGAAGAACCTGCTCATTTGCACTAGAGATTACCACAACTGGTTGCACGCAAGGATGAGCTACCTATACCAGCGCGAGCATTTCGCGTAAGGCGGCGATACGGCGATTTTTGACGTTTCCGACGTGCTTGCAAGGACGAAATTCTATGCCGCGACTCCGGCATCGGATGAGGAAGTAAGCGATGCACAATGGCTGGGCATCTTAACGGAGGCTCAGTACGAGTGGACGGCCACGATTGCCGGCCAGTACCCCTACGCCATGCTCGGCGCCCCCGCCCTCATGTCCACCGTGGATGGCGGGGAAACCTACTTTTTCTCTGCGTCCGTGCGTCCCTTCGCCGTCCAGATCATGGACTCGAAGAATGGCCGGCTCCTGCTCCCGAGCACCAACTGGGACCCCTCGGGCGGCTATGTCTGGGAGGGCGAGCGCATCCGCATCCCGCGTGGGGCCACGCGCACGTTTCCCGATGGCGCGCCCTATGCGCGCTACATCGCGGCCCCGACCGCCGTCCTCACGACGACCGGCACCTTTACGCTCCAGCCGGACTGGGCGCGCATCCTGCTGATCTGGCGTTCGCTCGTGAAGTATGCGACCATCGGCGGCTTGCGGGACCCCACGCCCTACCAGATCCAGGAGGACAAGGCGTGGTACGGGCAGCCGGAGAAGGGTGACCTGGGCGTCATGGGGCAGCTCAAGATGCTGAATCCCTTCTACGGGGCGGCCGCCTATGCGCATAACCGGGATCTCTACGGGCTCGACTTCCTGAACGTCAACAGCTCCTACTCGCCGTTGTAGGGGCTCGACAGGAGGGATACGTGCATGTCACCCCCTAATCTCAAGGTTCGCTCGCCCGACACCGGGTTTCGAGGGATGCGCTACGTCATTCCCCAAACGCCGTGGGACCGAGACTATCTCTGGCACGCCCTTGATGCCCTGCCGGTGAACGGTATTTACCAGCCCCGGGCGGGAGACCTAGGTGTGGCCACCGGCGCTGGGGTGAACGTGCCGCCGCAAGGTGTCGCGCAGTTTCGCACCGCCACTGGGAATTCCATCGACCTCATGGTCGCGGGCGGGGAGATTTATACCCGCGGGCCCGCCAATGCGTGGACCAAGGTCATCACATCCGCCAACCTGACGACGGCCAGCATCACACTTGCCACCTCAGGCCGCGTGTACGCCGTGCCGTTTTCTCTGGTGGTCATCATCAGCGATGGAACAAACACGCCGTTTCAATGGAATGGCACCACCAATGGCGGCCTGACCAGCTTGACCAATGCGCCAGTGGCCTATGGTCCGCCGACGGTCTATTACGCCAAGGTGTTTCTCGTCAAGAACGCGAACCGGGACACCATCGTGTGGTCGGAGGAGGGGACCGCAAACACGGGCTACGAGGCGGGAGGTTTCTCGAACGCCTGGCAACTCCGGCAGACTGGCGGCGGGACACTAACGCGCATCTGGGGGTCCAACGAGGGGCTGTACTACTTCCGCGCCACGAGCATCGGGATTATCCGCGGCGCCGTAGGCCCGGATTTCACGGCCGCAGGCACCCATAGCGACGTTTCCACGGAACTAGGGACGACGGCCCCGTTGTCGGTAATTGAGGTTGGAGAATGGGTCTGGTTCACGGACGCCCGCGGGTTGCCGTGGCGGTTCCGGCCCGGTGCAGATCCTGAGCCCGTGTGGCAGAACATCGCCGCCATTTTCCCGGGCCTCGCGCCAGGCGCCGCGAACAGTGGCCTCGTGATTGCCCTGGATACGTCGGCCATTCCCAAGACGGTCGCTGCGCCCTTCCATCACCACGGCTTGGTGGCGATAGGATTTTTCGACAATCAGGTCCTATCGATGAAAAAAATTTTTGCCTTCGACGCCAAGTCGGGCCAGGCTGTGTGTGAGCTTAATCCCTTCGCGGACGCATCCGGAGCCGCGTTCCTGACCCACCTGATTGGCGCCGGGGAAGTGTATGGGGAAAGCGCCCACCCGGGGTTCTCGTTTTACGGCCTCAATCCACAATCTGCGAGTGCAAACGCGGTCTTCACATGTCCGACGAGTGCGGCGGCAACCCCCCGAAGGGCGGTGTTCACGACGGGGCCGCTCGAATTGCCGGGCGCGGAGAACTCCTACTGGCGGCGGGTGCGGATCAAAGCGCCGACTGGCGTTCTTGCGCCCCTGACGAGCGTTGAGCTCAAGGCGACCGACGGGCTGCATCTGTCGAGCCTGAGCATTGTGCCTGGCGTGAAGGTGATTTCCAGTCCGGCCAGCAAGCCACAAGATGTGACGCTGACGTGGGGCATTAAAAGGCGCCAGCCATGGCTGCAAGTCTGCTTGTCGGCGGGACTCACTGGCAATCTGGCTCTTCGGTCGGTCGAGCTGGAGGGCTACCCTGCGCCGGTGCATCCTGCGGCAACGGATGAGGTGTGAGTGCCGAAACGTCTGGCGATGCTAGGCTCTCCCGACCCGTCGCATCTCGGTAGGACGACTTAGCCTATGCGTTGGCACCCGCGCGGGCTCGGCAAGGCGACCGCCGTTCCCGATCTCGTCACCAAGCTGACCCAAGAACTGCAGGACCTCGAGGCCACGCTGAACGCCTGGCCCAAGGGCAAGGTCGGCGACCTGCAATGGCATGACGGGGCGGCCGGGGTCTCGGGCGTCTCGGCCCTCCACTGGACGAGCGTCGGCCAGATTCTCTCCGTGCCGAATCTCGTGGTCGTCTCGGCGTTGAACGTCACGTCGGTCTCGGCGACCCATGGGGCCTTCGACCACCTGCATGTCACCTCCGATGTCTCTGCCGATCGCGCCCTCTTGGTCTCTGGCGCGGCTGGCTTCAAGGGAAACCTGTCGGTCGCTGGAGTCACCTCCGCTGCCCAGGTGTGGTGTACCTCGATCATCCCCCGTGAAATGTGGGTTTCGATTGCGCACGTCACGGGTGGTCTATCCGCCGGTACAAACATCGTGGCGGGGGCCACGCTCAAGGGCCACGCCCTCTCCCTTGTATCCGGCCAACCGATTGCCGTGCAGATTGCTGGGGGCACGGCCACAACCGCTCGGCCTACCCTGAACTTCAGTGCAACCACGACGGCGCTATCGCTCGCGGCCGTGGACACGGGCACCCGGATCGACATTACGATGGCGGTCAGTGCCGCCGCTGGCGGACTGTCGGTCCTAGAAACATTTGTTCACAGCGCGGCCGGTCTCTCGACGTGGACAAAGATCGCGGGCGCCAAAATGCTCGTGATCGACGTGGTGGCTGCGGGCGGTGGTGGGGGCGGAGGCTTCGGTGTCTCGGTGGCGTCCGCCTGCGGTGGCTCGGGTGGGGGGGGTGGGGCCCGGAGCCGTGGGTTCTTTCGCGCGGCCGATGTCTCGGCGACCGTCGCCACGAGTGTTGGCACTGGTGGGGCCGGTGGCGAAGGGGGCGTCTTGGCAACGAGCGTGGCCAGCGCCGGGACGACTGGACAGGATGCGCATTTCGGGGCGTATCTCTTCGCCTTTGGTGGTGGTGGAGGCGCGGCGGGAGCGGGATCGGGCCCGTCCAGTGGTGGCGGTGGGGGAGGCACGATGGCCGCTGGTGGCCAAGCCGCACTCACGAGTGCCCTGGGTGGAGCACCGGGACGTATCGCCGGCGCTGACGGCTGTGGTGGGGGAGGTGGGGCAGCCCTGTCGGCGGCCAATGGCCGGGCCGCTGAATGGGGTGGCGGTGGCGGCGGCGGCGTTACCTCCGCAGCAGGGACAGCCGGACTTTTCGGTGGTGTGGCCCAATGGGGTGGTGGTGGTGGTGGCGCTGGCGGGAACACGGGATCGAACGGGGGCGATGGGGGAGACAACGACGTAGGGGTCGCTGGCGGTGGTGGCGCTGGAGGCGCCTTGGACACTTCCGCTGGTGCGGCGGGTGCCGATGGCGATTTCTTTCGCTCCGGTCAGGGTGGCGGCGGTGGTGGCGGAGCATCGGACGCGGGCATAGGACCGTTTGATGGCGGGGCTGGCGGCGTGCCGGGTGGTGGGGGTGGTGGGGGTGGAGCACACCGGAGAGTGCTCACAGGTGTTGCCCTGCGTGGCGGGAACGGCGGTGCTGGTGGCCGCGGGCTTGTGCGTGTCATTACGTTAGGCTAGGTTTGCAGAACGCGAGAGGTGTTGCAAAATGCCACTACCGTTGGCGGGCTTGGCGGCGATTGGGTCCCAGTTGGGCGGGGTAGGCGACATCGCCGGCAATGTCTTGGGGCGCATTCCGGGCATCGGTGGACGGCTGAAAAAGGCCTTCCGCACGCCGGCCCACAAGCGGGCGGAACGGGACATCCCGGGCCTCGTGGCCCGCGCCCAGCAGGGGGACGAGTCCGCCATCGCCGCATTGCAGCATGGGGCAACGTCTTCGGCTACCTCGAAGTCAAAGTCGATCTTCGCCCGAGCCCTCTCGCAAATCGGTGCAGGAAACTACAGCCTCGGCGCTGGGGGGGGTGGAGGGGGAGGGGGCACTGGTGGGGAATGGCTCCAGACGGGACTCGGACTGCTCGGCGCCTATCAAGGCGCACAGTCAGCGGGTCGGGCGGAACGCGCCGAACGCCTCGGCACCACAGACCCCGGGAACCCCTATGGCATGGGCAGCGTGTACCGCGGCGGTGGTGCTGCCGCGCGGCGCGCGGCCGGCCGCTCTCTAGGATTCTAACGATATGGCTATCTTGGGCGACGCCACACAGTATCGTCCGCGCACCGCGCTCCCCGTGCCCCAGGCCGTGGCGCCGGTGCCGACGCTCTCGCCCGCACCGGCTCCGGGTGCGCCGGCGCCAACCCCCCAGCCATCAGGCGCTCGGTCGCTCACCGACATTCTCCGCCTTGCCACCGCAGCGCCGGCGCAGGGTGCGGGGACGCAACTGGCGAGACCGGGCTCGACCGCGATGGTCCCGCCCGGTGCCGGCTCGACGCTCACGGCCGCGAACATCCCCGGTGTTCCAGGGACCCAACCCCCGACACCACCGGGGGCCCAAGAGCCCTTCTCGGACTTCGGGCCCGGGAACGATTTGCGGGGCACCCAGATCAACCCCGCGGCGAACCCGCGCCTCCAGGACGTGCAGTCGCAGGTGGACATCCTGCGGAACAGGTTGACGGGCGCCCCGGACCTGACGCAGGCGGGGCTTGAGCGGATGCGGGTCTTCGAGGAGGAGAGCGAGCGCCCGTTTCAGGAGCGCCTCCGTGGCTTGGGGCAGCGGTTTGCCGCGCTGGGCCGGATCGGGTCCGGGCAGAACGAGGTCGAGCTGGGGCGTGCCCTGAACGAGCGGGAAGCGGACCTGTCTCGGAATCGCCGTCTCATTGCCGGCGAGCTCGCCAGCCAGGAAGGCCAAGAGCGCCGCGCCAACGTCGGTACGGCCGCGGACATCGAGCGCCAACTGTATGGGCAGGGCGGGCAAGGCCGGGACGAGTTGCGCGAGGAACGCGCGTACCAGGATCTGCTGGCCCGCCGGGCCATGGAAGATGCGCTGTTGCGTGGCGGCTACGAGCGCCAAGAGGCGGATCGGTCACAGCAAGCGGTGCAGGGGATGTTTGCGAGCCAGGCACCTGCGCCTGCGCCAGCCGCGACGGGCATCGGATCGAATGTGCGGGCGCCTATCCAGCAGGTGCCGCAGCGGGTGCCGCCGTCGGTGCAGCCAGTCCTCAAGCGTATTGGGGACCGCTTCAGCCAAGATCGCACCATCTACTAAGGGGAAGCGATGCCACTGAGTTTCAGGCATCTGGTGCAAACGACCTCGACTGTGCTCGGGGAGCGCAATCGTCAGGCACAGGCACGGGCCGCGCAGGCGGCGTCCGCCGAGCGGCAAGCGGAACAGGACCGCCGGGGCTTGGAGCGGCACAAGAGCATTCTCGCCCGCCGGCTCCAAGAGACCGCCCAAGGTCGCGCCTCTATGGAACACCAGCAGCGGTCCGGAGAACGGGCCGAGCGAGCGCTGGCGGAGACGGCACTCCATCACCGTGCCTTGGAACGTCGGCCCCGGGGCGGGGGACGTTCCACCCGGGATACCACGCTCGATGAGCTCCACCGTGGATTGACGGAAACGCGGCAGCAATTGACGACCGAGCTTGGGTCCGTCATTGGCATAGACGATGAGCGGGTGGCGGCCCTGCGTCGTCGCATCACAGAGTTCGAGCGGCGGATCGACGAGCACACGGGATTCGCGGTTCCTGGGGCGCCGTTGCCCGTGGCGCCTCCGCTGCGAGTGCCTCCACCAGCCGGCGGGGCTCGGCAAAATGCCCCGACGCCACGGGCACCTGCCCAGAATCCGTCCATCCGGGCGAATGTGACGGAATCCGGCCGGGTCACCGATACCGACGCGCTGGGCGATCCTGGCGCCGCCAGTGTCCTGCGGGAGAGCTTGATCGGGGACGCGCTGCGAGCAGGGCTGTCGCGGGAGGAGGCGGAGGCCCAGGTCGAGGCGTTCCTTCGCAGTAAGCGCTAGGCCCCGCCCATGGGCACCAGCGTTCAGCCCGTAGCATCCGATACCCTCCGGGACGAGTTCCGTAGGTTCCTCGCCAGCAGTGAGCCTGTGGCGCCTGTCCCAACGCTTGACGACTCCACTCGTGCCGCATTCCAGCAGTTTCTTGAAGCCGATGAAGCCGAGTCAGGCGGGCTCCTGGCCGGTCTGGGCGATGTCGCCAAGTCGATCCCGCAGTTCTTCGTAGAGGCTGGTCGGGTTGCTGGCCGCGGATACCAGCAGCTTGGGTCCAGAATCATGCCGCGGACCATTCCTGAGCCATCGCCAGAAGATGTCACCTCGGCGGCTCGGTCTGGCGTCGAGCTGATCCGTGGTGCCGTGACGTTCCCCTACGAGGCTGGGAAGGGGATTGGCGAGGTCATCGCCAGTCCCGGGGAGTTCGCGGGCCGGGAACGGGAGGTTGGCCGGCGTGTTGGGGGTGGCCTGCTCGCCATCGCTCCTGGGATCGGTGAGGCCGTCCGGGCCCGGGTTCGACCGGCACCGGCAACCCCTCGTCCCGCCCAAGCACCCGCGTCGTTCCCACCGACCGAGAGTATCGGGATCACCGAGTTCCCCGGGCTTGAAGGCCTCGCGGAGCGAACGCCAGAAGGCTATCAGTCGCTGCGCGGGGCCGGGGAGCCAGCGGCGCCGCGTCCGCGCCAGCACCTGCGGGAATCGTTGGCGGGTGTGGCCCCGGAACGCGCCGCGGAGATCCTGCGCGCCGTCGAGGACGAGGCGTCCCGGTTCCCGGGTCTCGCCCAGCAAGCGCCGGAAGTGCGACGGAGCGTCGTCGAGAATGCGCTGAGCCGCGCGTTTGTCGAGGGGACGGCGCCGAGCCCACGCGTCACCCTGCGGCCCGGCGAAGTCGCGCGCAAGGGGGAGCGGCTCATCGAGCAGTTGCCCACAATGGGCCTCTCGCCGGAAATGACCGCGGCCCTGAAGGGGCACGCGGAGCGTGCCTTCGAGCAGGCGCCGGCCTCCGCTCGTGGTCGTGTGACCGTCGAGCAATTACGCATCGCCGCCCAAGACATCGGTCTCACGCCCGACGATCTCACGGGGCCGGCCGCGAAACGCTTGAACGGCGTCGAGTTGCTGGCGATTCGGAACACCGTCAACGATACGTTTACGCGATTGACGGAGCGACTGCGGGAACTGGAGACCGCCACGCCGGAGGCCCGGCCAGCGATTGAGGCCACCACGCATCGGATGATGGCGGACATCGACCGCTTGTTGGGCGCGCATGTCCAAGCGCGGGCAGAGGCCGGTCGCACCTTGCGGTTCCTGCGAGTGGTGGCCACGCGCGCCACGCGGGGCCTCGATCCCACCGCCGCGCTCGCCATGGCCCGGCAACTGGTGGGCGAACAGGCATTTACAAAGCCCGGCTTCCGGGAACGCTTGGTCCAGGCGATCGAGAAGGGAGATCGTGTCGCAGTCGTGCAACTCATGCGCGAGGCCATGCAGCCGACGCCCTGGCAGTCGCTGGTGAACAAGTGGAAAGCCGGACTACTCACCAACCCCGTCACCCATTTCGTCAACGTCGCGTCAACGATGACCAATGGGCTGATGGAAGCCATGAAGTCCTACCCGGGCGCTCTGGTGGATCGCCTCATCGCCCTGCATACCGGGGTACGCACCCGGCTGCCGGTGGGGGGCGCGCGCCTCCGGGCCATGGCACGGGGCGCGGGGGAAGGGGTGCGAGAAGCGCGCGAGGTCTTGCGGACTGGGGTCACGCCGGAGGAGGCGGCGCGGCTGGAGGTTGGGGGCACCGCTGGCAGTCTCTATGAGCAGGTGGTGTTTCGGCTGCTGAACGCCGAGGACCGCGTGTTTCGCACCACGGCCTATCGAGGCGCCTTGCGCGAGCAGGCGCTGCTCCAGGCGCGCCAGGAGGGCCTGCGCGGCCCTGCGCGTGATGCCCGCGCAGCCCAGATCGCAGCGACGCCGACGGACATACAGGTCAGCCAGGCGATCATGGATGCGGAGGTCGCCACCTTCCGTGACGTGACCCGGCTCTCGGAGGCGGCGGGCGCCGTCGTGCGCCGCATCCCGGCACTTGAGCTCATCATCCCATTCCGCCGGACGCCGTCCGCTGTCGCGGCACGGGTCTTCGAGTATTCTCCCATCGGATTGGCGCGGGCGGCCGTCGCCTTGACGAAGTTGCTCACGAAAGAGCGCCCGCCTGCCGAACGGCTGGCCTTGCAGCGTCAGGTGGCCGATCTCTTCGGGCGCGGGGTGACGGGCAGTGGGCTGATGTGGCTGGGGTACCAGTTGGCGGAACGGGACCTCCTGACGGGTGTCGCGCCCACAAACGAGGCGGATCGCAATCGTTGGACGGTCGAGGGCCGGCAGGCGGGGTCCATGCGCGTGGAAGGAACGTGGTATCAGATCATGCGACTGACGCCCATGGCGCCCGCCCTCATCATCGGGGCCTCGCTCCATCAGCTGGAACAGGACACGGAGGCGACGCCCGGGCAGCGATTGGGACAGTGGGCGGCGCTGACGAGTCGCACCATTCTCGACCAGCCATTCGTGTCAGGCGTCGATGTCGCTCTGGGGGCCTTGAAGGAACCTGAGCGTCGTGGTGCGCAGTTTGTGGAGCAGCTCGCCGGGTCCCTCGTCCCCGCCGGGGTGGCGGCGACGGCCCGCGCCATCGATCCGACGCAACGAGAAGTGAGCGGACCAGTGGAGGCCATCCAAGGCAGGGTGCCCGGTTTGTCGCGCGCGCTCCCGCCGCGGCGTGATGTGCTCGGCGCAACGGTGCCGCGGCCCGGGGGGCTTGCCCAATTCTCGCCCACGCGGCCCATGGAGATCACCCGCGATCCCGTGGCCCAGGAGCTGGCACGCATCGACGCGGCCATCCACACCCAGCGCCGGCGCCCCGGGGAATCGGTGGAGGCGTTCCGGCGCCGGCAGGCAGAGACTGGCACGCGCTTCCATGAGCAACTGGACCGGCTCCAGCACTCGGGGGCCTATCAACGGGCGGACGACGATCTCCGCCGCCTGCTGACCCGGCGCCTGCTGGACGAGGTGCGGGACGCCACGGCGCGGCGCGCCGCTACCGAACAACGGAGCGCACCATGATCAATGGACGCGCGCTCGTCATTCCCCGCTGGGCCTTTCTCGCCGCCGCCCTGGTGGCGAGCCTGATTGGCGTGGGGTGGAGGGCGGGCCATATGGCTGCCCAACACCTGGCCGAGCATCGGACCAATACGGCAATCCTCACGCAGATCGAGCACCGGCTCTGCTTGATCGAGCAACAGTTGAGCATTCAGGACGTGGCCTGTTTGGTCAGGCTGCCGGTGGACTAACGGGCTTGTGTGGCGGATAGGCGGGAGACATATTGGGTTGCACGCGGCACGGCGCGGCACGGCGCGGCGAGGCACGGCAGGGCAAGGCAAGGGTAGGGCCCAGTAGGGGCAGGGGGAGGCTTCCCTGCCCTTCTCATTTCGCTGCAATCCGGAGCACCCGCTGGAGGCGGTCCCCGCAGGGGCAACTCTCCACACAGCGGCCATCCAGATCAGTCCCGAACGTCAGCCGATGTCCCTGGGCGCAGAGGCTGTCCAGCTCGATGCCGACGCGCTGGACGGGCCTCAGGGAGAGGGCGTGGGTACTGTGCGGCAGGCCGTCGCGTTCGGCACAGCGGCAGGGTTTGCGGGAACAGTACCGGCGCGGCCAGTGGGGGGGCAAGAGCACATCACAGAAGGCGCAGAACTTTTGGCTCCCGTGCGTCGAATGGCGGGACTGGTAGGTGAGATAGCAGGGGCGGGAACAGGTTTTGGTGGGCCGGCCGCGGCGGATGGGCACCGGTCCACCACAGATCATGCAGGTTGCCACGGCTAGCGCCGCCTCGCCAGCGCCCCCCCCAACCGCAACAGTGGCTTCTCGCCCTCGTCCTCCGGTGGCAGGCAACAGAGGCCGACGCGTTGCGTGTCCTTGCGGGTCAGGCTCGTATAGGGGAACAGGCGTGGTCGCAGCCCTCCACAACTCTCGCAGGCCGTGGGCTCGGGCGGCGGACTGTCCCACCGGAGCCCGTCGAGGACGGACGGGTGGCAGGAGTAGTTGCTGATCTCGCCCAGCCGGTTGAAGGCTCGTGTCATAGGGCCCCTAGAACGCGATCCGCGCGCCCCACGAATGATTCAAGGATGTGGCGGCCGCCTCGTCGCTGGCAGATCATCGGGTTCCTCCGTCCAGGGCAATCATGGGCATGTCAGGGCGATGCTCCTGAAGCCCCACTGGGTGATTGCCAACAGGCAACGATCCCCCCGACTTGTCTGAAACTCGTATATGTGAAAGTTGGGACCGACCACCCACTCATCATAGGCCGCGCCCTGACTCGCGGCAGTCTGGTGCACTGGCCAAAGCAGCGCGATCAGTATCAAGATGGGAACGACGATGGCCGTGGCAATCAGCATCACTCGATCTGTGGGGCGGCCGTCCCAATGGTAGAACGTCATGGTCAGGGCCTCGCCCGCGGGGTCTGGGTGCTCCCAGGGGCCCGCAAGGAAATGGTGGACCGGGTAATGAGGAGCTGGCGCACCCACTCATGGCTACAGCCGAAGTATTCGCCGATCTCTCGGAGCGTGTAGCCGAGCTCGTACAGCTGGGCCATGGAGATGATCTTGCGGGCCGTGGTCTTGCGATGCACGCCCTTCCCCAGGCGGCGGCGACGGCGGCGCGTTGAGACGGTGATGGTCATGTCGGCTTGTCCGGCTCAGTCGCAATCAAGAGCCAATCGTCCAGCCGCATGGTCACGAGGGCATCCTCTTGGTCCCGCTTCGAGATGACGACCGGGAGCCGCGGGTCGCCGGGCTGGAGGTAGCCGACGGCCTGCCGCATCTTCGCGCGGATGTTCGGCCGGGCGCTGTGGGTGGCCTCGATCCAGTACGGGACTTGGTCGATGTCCGGCACGACATCCCCCCCCCTGGCCTGCCACCACCCCCGGCGCGCACTGGGCCAAAACGGCTGGAGCCGCCGGACCAGGGCGCGTTCCCAGGCCTTGCCCTTGCGCCGCGAGCGGCGGCCCGCACTCCCACTAGATGATATCACGAGACATCGCGCCAATGAAGAGCCCCAATGGGACCATCACCGCGAAGGCGATGGTCTTCATGGGACCAGCTCCCGGACCGTCCATGCGCCAGGGAACAGCTCCTGGGGGCTGGCCGTCACCCGGCCGGAGCGCAGCAGCGCCGCCCGCATGAAGTGGAGCGCGGCTTGATGGGTCGGGGCGCGGACCCTCTTAAACTGGTACAGGTCGCCCCCGCGGTCCTGGTACGAGACGGAGTAGGTCATGCGCCCTCCAGTGTGCGCCAGCATTTGTGCCACACCGGCAAGATGCGGCGCCAGGTGCTGGCCAGCGCTCGGCGGCGCACCGTGGCAATGACTGCAGGATCGACCCGCGCGTGGAGCGGCCCAGCGGGGGCCGCCTCGGCCCAGACGCGCACGGGCACGCTACGTCCTGAACTGCGGGGCATAGTGGGCCACGTCCTTGCCGTAGGTGGCGGCCACGCCCGCCCATGCGGTTTCGGTCTCGGGCGGCACCGCGAGCATGTACTGGCGGTACGACCCATCTGGTTCCTGTGTCCCGTTCGTCACCACGACCACCGCCAGGTCCCGGTCGGCGACCTTGAACTTGTAGAGGGCCCCGGCGTCATCTCGCTGCACCGGCTTCTGCGTGCGCTCGATGAACCCTGGGCCAGCGATTTCGAGCAATGCCCGGCGGATCTCGACGTTCGGCTCCTTGCGCAGGCGAGCCATCGTGAGCCACCCTGGCCGGAAGGCCTCGGGAGGCACGGGGATGCCATGCCAGAAGTAGAGCATGAGGGCGCCGTCTCCCCATGCGATGGCGGCTCGCCCCCCTTCGCTGTGCATTTCCCCGGCATCATCGACGTGCAGGGCGTCCGCCCGTTCGCAGACGATGCACTCGTCGTCGAGCGGCAGGAACCAGCATGCTTGCTCGGCGATGGTCTCGAACGGGATGATCGCGTCCAGCCCCTTGACCCCGACCACCCGGCGGAAGAACGAGTAGAACCCCACCCACTCCGCGTCGTGCTGTCCCCAGCAGATGCCCTCACTGGAATCACCGTTGCGCTTCAACAGCACCACGGGCGACCGCACGTAGCTGATCTTCGGCGCCGGAAGTTCCGCATTCCGGTACATCTGGGCGATGGCCGCCTCGAGCGCGGGCCGGTCGGTGGGCGGCCCGGTCCGGAGCCCGATCTCAATGTACTTCTGGGCCCATCCGTCGAGCTGCGCCTCTTGCTCGGGGGTGAGCCGCGTGATCGTCTTGCGCGCGGCCATGGGCCGTTAGTCCGTGACCTGCCGCCAGCCGGTCCAGCCCATTTCCTGCTGCCGGTCCACCCGGTACGTCCGATGCTCCGGCGTGAGGATGGCGGGCTCGTGTTCCGGGTGCTTGACCTCGGTGAGCTCTTCGACGGTGAGCCACATGACCCCCCCCTCGTCTACCGCCAGGGTGGAGCTGCCACCGCGCACGGCGTGCGTGTGGCCGGTGACCTCTCCCATGGCCAAGACCATCGCGCCATTGATGGCCGGACGGGGCGTCAACTTGCCCTTGGGCCGCTGATCCTTGGGAAGCGCCGCCACGGGGGTGAACAAGAGGTCTCCCTGGGCGACTTGGCCGGGAATACCCTTCTGCTCCTGCATGGTCCTACCTCCTGGAAGTGGAATGCTGCGCCAAGTACCGATACACTGGCTGCACGCGGCGGGCATAATCCCGCTGGCGCCGCTTGAGCGACGACAGACAGGTCTCGGAAGCGCCTGCGTCCATGCTGTCCCGGAGGAGGCGGTCGTAGAACCGCACCATCCGCCGGCCCTCTTGGAGGCGCACCGTCGCCGCTCGCTCGTCGGACAGCCTCATGCGAGCGCCAGCCATGCGACCGGCGTGTCCGGCAGCGCGGGGGCGGCCGGCGCCAGGGGAAAGATATAGGGCCCGACGATGAGCAGGTCCTGCCCGACCTCGACCGTCAGGCCCTTGAGTCCCGCGGGGAACACCTTCATGATCATGCTGGCGGCAGAGCGGTGGACCTCGAGCCGCATGTCGGTCGTCTTCGTGCGGATCATGAGGCTCACGCCGTGCGGCGCTGGCCACACCTCGGTCACGGTGCCGCGCATCATCAGCGGTTCCTCCACCTGAGGGAATCCACGGCGGCAACGATGAACACCACCGGCCAGAACAGCCAGAAGGCCGCGTTGATGAGCGTGACTGCCCCCAATCCGATGTCCTCGATCAGGTCGTAGAGACACAGGGCGAGACTGCCGCCGAACCACAAGCACGCGATGATAGTCATGGTTAGAAGGGCAAATCGTCCGAGTCTGGGCCAAGAGTAGCCGGGAACGTCTCGAAATCATCGGACGATTCCGGCGGGACGGGGCGTGGCGCGGGTGGCACCACCCGCGGCTTGGGGGCGGGGGGGGGCGGGGGCGCCGCCTTCCGGTACATCCCCAGGTCCGAGCGAATGAGCAACGTGGCGGCCCCGGCCTGCACGGCCTGCTGGTCTAAGTCGTTGGCTTGGCACCCCAGGGCGCGCGTCAGGCCCACGACGACGGCCGCGGTGGCCTTTTGATAGTGCAGCGCGAGGAGCCCCCAGTCCAACACGTCGACGGGCGCCACCTTCGCGGGCGCTCCCGTCGCGGCGGGCTTGGTGGCCGCCGGGACTGGAGTCGGGGGCGGGGGCATCTTGGCCCGCGCCGGAGGCGGGTCGTCCCAGATCCGCCCCTTGCAGTCCTTGTCCCGGCACGCGAACGCCGGGGCGCCGGGCTTGTAGGTCCCGGCGGCCTTCTTCGCTCGGTTGTCCCACATCTCGCCGCTACACAGTGGGCAGTTCATGGGGCCACCTTGAGACAGGTGCGGCAGGTGGGGCGCTGCAACGTCTCGACCTGGACCTGACGTCCCCTCAGGCGGACGGGCAGGCCGCAGGCGACTCGCGTCGTCCCGGTGCCCCGGTGCCACCGCGAAAGCCAGTGGCGCTTGGCCCGCCAGCGAATGACATGCGGGGTCATGACCGTGGCTCCTTGGTCGGCTGGAATGTGAACCGCCGGAACGGCGCCTTGCGATACTGCTCCTGATCCTTGTCCGAGGCGCCGAGCGAGCGCGCCCAGGCTTCCCAGTCGACGCCCGCCCGGACTTGGGACCACGACACGGAGCCGGCGGTCCCGATGAGGCCGGCTTGATCCTTGATCCCATCCATGAGTCGCGCCTTCACCTCGTCGAGCTGCTTGCCGAGGAGCCGGTCAGCGTCCCGGAGCTTCCCGTAGAGGGCCAGGTCGTCCTCCTCGTCCTCGGTCGCGCGGGCATAGTTCTTGGCCAGGACGCGGGGATAGAGGGCCTTGGCGTCCTCGGTGGTGCGCGCGGGGGGCGGGACGCGCGGCACGACATGTTGCGTCCAGAACCGCTCCCCGGCTTCCGTGAGTTGGGTGATGAAGGCGTCGTCGCGGTCAACGCGGTATTGCCGGTACTCCGTGCCCCCCAACAGCGCGGCGACATCCCAGCGATCGTAGCCGACGACGAACATCGACCACTGGGCTTGGGCCTGCACTTCCAAGGGGGGCACGCCATCCCAGCGGTCTGACCGGCCGCGCACCTTGATTTCGAGGCCGTAGCGCTCCGGGGGCACGAGATAGTCCGGCGTGGCGAGCGCCCACGTGACTGTGGGATGGCGCCGGGTGTCGGAGCCCACGAGCGTGACCGCGTTCTGGAAGGCGTAGTATTCCCCGATGATCGGCTCGAGGATGTTCCCCCACGCTTGGGGGCCGCTGGTCGGTGACGCGGCCTCGTCGACCTTCCGCAGGTACACGTCCACGGGCGACCGCCACGGGTCCAGGCCCGCCACGGCGCCGATTTCCGAGGCGCCGATGCCGGTGCGGCGCAGGGCGAGTTGTGCAGGTGTCAGGGTCATGGGCGAGAATATAGTATGCTTGTCAAGTGGCCCCTAGAAGCTCAGTCCAAGTCCAATGATACAAGCCCCTTGCGGGCCTACGGTCACGCCGCAGCCCACGATGGGACGGAGCCGGGGGCGCTGGAGGCTGAACACTGGCGGCTTGGCGGCGCGGCGCCACCGCTCGGCCAAGTCCTGGGTCGCGTGAAACATCGCATGGAGAATCTTGATGGACGAGTCGCGTTGGACGATCATCCCGGCCTGGATGTCGGCGACGCGGCGCAGGGACCGGATCTCCTGGTCCAGGGCGTCCTCCACGGAGTCCCGGGCGGCGAGCAGGGTATCGACCACGGGCCGCGGCACCGTTGCCCCGAAGGTGTCTAGGGCGGCGCGCAACGAGTCGGCGATGCGGCGGCTCGAGCGTTCGCGGGCGACGGCGCGAGTCACGAGCCGCTCCTCGGCGGCGAGCGAGTCCTGGCGAGCCAGGTCTTGCGCCTGCCACAGGGCCTCTCGCAGCGCGTATTCCGTGGACGCGCGCAGGAGGCTGTCGCGGGACATCTCGATGGAGACGAGGGCGCTATTCTCGCGCCACAGCACGCCCGCCATGAGGAGGACGAGCGCCACGAGCGCGATGGTGGGTCCGAATTTCATGGGTCGCTCCTAGAAGCGTTTCCCGGCGGCGTGTTCCTGGAGATCCAGGCGGCCGCTCGGCTGCCATTCAACGATCACCATGCCGCGGGTGGTGGGGGCCAAGCGTTTGCGTTCCGCATACGAGCCGCCGAACGACTTCAGGTAGCTGGGGCTCATGATCACGTAGGCCTCGCGGGCGACGACCCGATTGGTCTCCGGGTCGTGCATCACGCGCATTTCCTTCGCGTGCAGCGAGCGGTGCAGGTGTCCGAACCAGTACAGGTCGAACCCGTGCGCCCAGGGCAATTCCCTGCGGATGTTCAGCATCTGGGCGCCCGCGGTCTGGGCGCTTCCGGCGCCGTGATGGGCAAAGACGTTGAGGGCTTGGCCGCGCCATAGGAGGCGCAGCATCGCGTAGCCTGGGAAGTAGGGGACCCCAAGGACCTGCGCCAGCCATTCGGACACGTCCACCCCGAGCTGGAGCAGGCGATCCTCGTGATTCCCAGCGAGCAGTGCGATCAGTTTGTGGCGCACCGTGGCCACATGGGCGAGGGCGTGCTTGATCTGCTCGTGCGGCGGGATCTGCTCATAGACGCCACTGCCCGGGGACACCTTGCTCGCATTTTCCAACAGGTCCCCGCCGCTCCAACTCAGGACGTTCGGTGTCCCGGCAATCCACGCGAGGTGTTCCTGGAAGAGGGCGCCGTCGTGGTGCTTGGAGCCGACGTGCGCGTCGTACAGCGGGGCGAGCACGACCGACGACCAGTCGTCGGGAATCCGGATGAGCGCTTCGGGGAATTCCGACCCCGCAAACCGCGTGATCGTCGTGACGGGCGGCGACATCGTTGCGCGAATCGCATCGAGCCAGTTGGGGGACTGGAGCAGCGCGTCGTAGGGGTTGGCCTGCCATCCGGCATCCGCAGTCCTCGGAGGCGGTGGAGGCGGTTCGAGCGTCGCGCGACGCGGGCGGCTCCCAAAGCGGTCCTTGGCTTTCACAGCAGGGTGGCCCGAAACTGGCCGTAGGGGCCGCGCTTCTCGGGTCGCCAGTCCATGATCCCGATGCGGATCCCAGCGTTGCGGAGGAGCTCCACGACCTGCTCGCTCTGGAGGAGCTCGTCGTCCCAATGGACGCTGACGGTGGCCGTCCATGGCACGCCGATCATGAGTCGGTAGCCCAACATGCGACCGCCGGTCGCAGGGTTCTTCCGCATGGCGCTAAAGAGCGTTGGCGCAGCGGACGTGATGGACAGCTCAGCCTCAGCGACCTGCACCCCGGCGGCCACGGTGCGCGAGAGGTTCCGGCGGCCCTTGCCCTTGAGGTATCCACCCGCGGCAATCAGGCACTGTTGAAAATTGCCATTGGGGATGTAGGGGGTGCCCTCAGGGGTGAGGTAGGCGGCCCCGCGGGCCCACGCCAGCCGTTCCTCGGGGCTCAGCAGCTCGAAACTCTTCGGCGACTGCTGGCCCATGTAGCGATTCATCAGGAGTGGAGTCAGACCGTCGATGCGGAATCGTGATGTCTGGAGCATGCTCCCCCCGGAGATGTGGTGTGGAGGCCCTGGCAGGCGCCTCCCCCAGTCCTACCCGTGCCGTGCCCTGCCCTGCCGTGCCTCGCCGCGCCGTGCCGTGCCTTGAGCCCCCAAGATACCGTCATGCGACTACTTGTCAAGTAGCCTGCGCGTCGCCCGAGATCGCGCGCAGCACGTCGGGCCAGCCCTGGGCGCGCTCGATCCAGGACCAGAGGACGCTGGTGAGGTCGGCCCGTCGGTTCCAGGGCTGGTCGAAGAGGATTGCCCGCCGGCCCGAGCGCGCCCAGTCGGCGACGTGGTGCGGCGCGTCGTCGATGAGCAGGGCGGCCCGAATGAGGGTCTTGTCGCTTGCGGCGATGAAGTCCTGGTCGTCGGTGCGGAACGGTCGAAGTCCGTGCGCCTCGAGCCACTGGGTCTTGCCGGCCGACATCATCTGCGCGCAGGCGCTGACGATCACCACCCGATGGCCGGCCGCCCGCAGGCGGTGCACGGCCTCAATCGCGCCGGGGATGGGCTGCACGCCCTCTGACTGGTAGAACGTCGGGTGATGCCAGATGGCGCCGAAGCGTTCCCAGTGCGGGAAATAGTAGTCCTTCAAGTCGTCGGGAGTCAGGCTCGTGCCGTACCACTGATTGTAGACTCGGAGGGCGGCGGTGTGGGTGTCGGCGAGGACGCCGTCGAAATCGCACGCGATCAAAGCCAAGTTGTCACCTCTGAATAAGCACGCGCAAGGGTCCCGCGCTTTTCGAGCCAGCCAATGCAGATATTACAATCGCGGCACAACAGACCTCGGACTTTGCCGGTCATGTGGTTATGGTCCACGGCCAAGCGTCGTTCACCCTTGGCGCGGCTGCGGCCGCACATTGCACAAACACCGTCCTGTGCCTCCAGCAGCGGGCTTGTGCGGAAGTCAGCGGCGCGTCGAAATCGCAGGCAACTAGCATTGAATGTCTAGGTAGGCGCGGATGAAGGCCGCGGCGGCCTGGGGGACGATTGCGTTCCCGTAGGCGCGCAGTCGTCCCACGCGGCCGGAAACCCCATGAGCCAGCGGGAAAACGCCGGGTTCAGCGCGCCGGGCCTTTCCGTCGCGGCAGGGGAGTGGTGTGCCACGCGCCCAAGGAGTGCTTTGTCCGGGACGTTCTTGCAGCTCTCCGCGTCCCCGTCCTTGTGGTCCCGCGTCGTCGGCGTTGGCCAGCCCACCAGTTCCACCGCACCCTCGAGGTTGAGCACTTTCTTGCTGTGGTCGCCGCCCGCGGACTGATACTTGCCGGTTGCCACCTTGGGCGTCGGCCACCCAGAACAGGCGCTGGCGGATGTGCGGCGCCCCGACCCCCGCAGCGCACAGATCGGCGGCCCCGACGGCATATCCCACTGCTTCCAAGTCAGCGCGTACTCCGGCGAGCCATTCACGTCCAAGACGGCTCGCAACCTGCTCTCCACAGACCACTGGAGGGCGGCACTCGGCGATGAGGCGGTGAAAAGCGGGCCACAGGTGTCGTTCGTCGGCATGGCCTTGTCGGCGTCCCGCGCCCGAAAGCGGCTGGCAGGGACAGGAGCCGGTCCATGTGACCCGTCCGTCGGATTGCCAGTCGGCCAGAGTGAGAGCATAGTCCCAGCCTCCAATCCCGGCGAAGAAGTGGAGGAGCTCATACGGGGCCACCTCGTCCACCGCCAAGTCGCAGATCGACTTCTGAATGATTGTCCCCGGCCTGATGTGTCCGGCATCCATCAGGTTGCTCAGCCAGGCGCAGCAGAACGGGTCGATCTCGTTGTATGCGATCTTGATACTCATGGGCGCGCTCCACCCAAGCCAAAAAATCGGTCTCGGGCATATCTCTTTTGGCATAATTGCAGAGCCGACAACACGGCACCGCATTGTCCACTGTGTACCCGAAGGCATTGTCTCGTCGATCGAGACCATTGGGTGGGAGGCTTCCGCAGTAGTGACAGGCGTGGTCGCGCAGCCGCAGGAACAGTTCTCTTGACAATTCGAAGCGCAACCCCTTGACCCGTGCATTGCACCGATAGATCGACCAAGCTTCGCTTTGTGCCTTGGTTTCTTTTGAGGTCACTCGCGCAGCGGCACTTTTGGCTCGACCATGCTTTTGTGCGCACGCCCTGCAACGGTCGATCTTGTTGCGACTGCTTCTGCGAATCACTCGAGTAGCCCCGCAGGCGCAACGAATCGTCAGCATTGGCCGCTGGTAGCATGAATCGTATTTGCTCATCAGGCTGCACCCCCTGAATGGGGCGCTCGTCCACGTCGCCTGCTGGCAGGCGGCCCGCGGCGATCAGGGTGCGGAGCCATTCGGCAACGAATCTATCGGTGTCGTTGTACCACGCGCGCGCCATCACCGGCGGCGGCGCATCGAGACCACCGAGCCGCGCGGGATCGTCAGGCTCTCCCCCACTTGCCATTCACTGTTGCGGCTCTGCGCGAGGACGACCACCTGCGGGTCGGCGGCGAGCAGGTAGCCCACGCTCGCACATTCGACGAGGCCGCTGTGGAGGTGGACCTTGCGTTTGGCCCACTGGGTGCGCGTGGCCGCATCGAGCCACACGACTTCCACGATCGGCAGCTCCGTCAGTCGGGCGGCGCTGTTCTTCCGAGCCATGCTACGCCATCGAAGACTTGATGATGATCGCCATGATGATGACGACGACACCGAGTATACTGAGCACGACAATGGCTTTGTTCCATATGCCGACCGTACCGTCAGCAGCCAGGTCGTCGTCGTCACGATGAGAGTACCATCCACACGCCTCGTCTGGGCAGCGGAGGTAGTCGACGTAGCACGTCCCGCCCACGCCAACATCCCACATGGTGGGAGCACCGCAATCCGGACACTTCATTGCCCCCCCTTTCTTCCGAGCCAGGCGGTCACCCCCTGCATCAGGTAGCGGAGCCCAGCGAGTCCATGCGAGGCGCTGAACAGCAGGAGCCAGAGGATGAGCTCCCGGTCATTGGTGCCGCTGGTGAAGAGTCGAACGATGGCGGCCGCGGTGATGGTGAACCCCATCATCTTGGCGTGCGAGTGCCGGCCGTCACTTCCCCCCAAGTCGAACACCGCCGAGATCGTTGGCAGCTGCATGTGGGACGTGCTCCGGAGGGCGAGATTTTCTCCCCAGAAGGTACGGGGAAACTCATGCCTTGTCAACACTTGCGCGCGCGGGGGGGAACCCATTATCATAGGCCTCCCGCTCTCGCGGGGTCCTGTGGATGGATGCATGGTCCGTCAGCGGCCGGCTAGCCGCCCGAGGGTTTCGTCCCTCCCGATGACGCTCCACAGGAGGCGGATGCACTCTTCGTCCATTGCACGAGGACGATGCCGCACGCCTATAAGCGCTCAGGCGGGGGCTAATGAAAACAGCCTGGGCTCCCCAGGGAAAGGTCAGGCCTTGCCAGCCAAGGTCCCCGAACCAAGGGCTGGTCTAGCCAAGAAGGGCTAGGAAAGACCTGGAACGAGACATTCGAGAACTCTCAAGCACTGGAGTGCAGGGAGTCCTACGGAAACCAGGCAGGCGTGAAAAAAATCCCCGCCCGCTATGTTTTTCTCACGCACGGCGTTAAGTTGCATGGACACTCCCCGGCCAGGGGTTGTTCATGCTGCCACTCGTGCTCGCCGTGCTCCAGATCCAGGTCAGCGTCGTTGTCCCCCTCGAACTCGTCGAGGAGCTGGAGGCGGTGGCCGACACCGCGACCATCGAGCACATGCGCTGCATCGGTGGGCTCCTGGCCGTCTCTGGCAACATGGCCGTCCTCGTCCTCGACTCGCTCTACGAGCCTCAGGTGCAGGCAGCCAGCCGCACCGGGGTCACCGGCGACTGTGAGTCGCTGGCCTTGTCCAAGTACGGTCGGATGCAGGACACGAGCACCGTGCGTCGCTACATCTGGGGCATATGGCACAATCACCTGCCGCGACACTTCACCAAGACCGGAGCGGACCGCGGGCCCCTGTCGCCGGCGTATGCGTGTTACCTCTCCGGCCACGGGGCGTATGGGGGACCAGCGCACTACCCCGACGGTGCCCCCTTTGGGGGGAACGATGTGCGGCTGGGCTGGCCCGTGCAGATGGTGAGCACGGCGGCCGGGTACAGCTGTCTCTTTTTGATCGACACCGACACGCCGCCCGACGCCACGGGGCGCCGCCGGTTCATTGAAGTGGCCCGGCGTGAGGCCGGCCGCTCCGTGGCCCCCCACTAGGACACGCTGTGGCTGACGACGCCAGATACGATGCGAGTGCACTCGAGAACCCCGTCTCGCCGACGGCCGCCGACCGGCCGAGCGACCGGGAAGCGACCGCCAATCTCCTGACCCTGTCGGCCAAGTCCCCCAAGGCCGCGGCCGATCGCATGATCCGGGAATGGGAAGACTCCTCCCGCCACTGGCGCGTGCTCTTCGCCCAGTGGAAGGTCAACCGCGCCCGCTGGGCCGGCTACACGGGCGTCCGCCTGGTCAAATATCAGGACGACGCCCGGGCCTTCTTCCCCCGCGGCTCGATGCCCGGCGCCGCCACGACCAACAAGGCCGTCCGCCTGTGCCGTCGCGTCCGCTCCGTCATGTTCAACGACCCGCCCGTCCCCGAGGTCCTGCCGACCTCCGACGACGAACGCGACATCGACGCCGCCCAGACGTCGACCCGCATCTTACACGACGTGTGCGGCAACCACGAACTGGCCTATACGCTCACCGCCGGCGATGCGTGGGATCTGGCGTCCACGCACGGATCAGGCTTCCTGCGGTTCTGGGTCGATCTGATGGGTGGGGGCCAGGACGCCGAGGGCCAGTGGCGCCCCCGCGTGCGCCGCGAACTCCTCACGGGCCGCAACGTGCGGCTGATCCCCTTCACCGCCGAAGACATCTGGGAAGCCCATGGCTGCTACGTCGGACTCCTGCTCCCCTTGGGCTACCTCAAGGGACCGTTCGGCCCGGCCATCGACAAGATGACGCCGGAGCAGGTGCAGCAGATGCTTGCGTATCGGCCGGCGCGGGTGGCCGACATCCTGCCCCCTGGGCAACGCGACATCAAGACGGCCGCGAACCCTGACGAGAACCTCGTGTTCGTCCTGACCCGCTACGAGGTGCAGAGCGCCGACTACCCCGAGGGCGCCTACTTGGTCCTCGCCGGTGGCGAGTTCTTCCTGTCGCGCGAGCCGTGGGTCGACAAGACGAACAAGACCAAGCTCGACCTGCCGCTCACCCAGTTCAAGCAGCACCCGGAAGCCGACAACCCCTACGGCTCGGGGCTGATGACCACGCTCGGCCCCTTGAACGAGGCGCGGGTCGAGTACGAGAACGCGATGGGACAGCACTTGGACCGCTTCACGTCGCGCAAGACCTTCGTGCCCCTGCACTCGAATCTTCAGCCCGAGCAGCTCCAGGCCGAGACCCGCACCTATCTGCCCATCGTCCCCAACGGGGCGCCCGTCAACGAGGAGCTCCCGGACTTCCCCCGCGCCCTCATGGAGTCCTACTCCATCATCTCGCGCGAGATGGACGACGACTCGGGACTCCAGGAAGCGGGGCAAGGCCTCCAGCAGCCGAGCGTGCAGTCGGGCAAGCACGCCGAGCAGATCGTCTCCCAGGTCAATGCCGGAATGTCCGCCTTCGCGCAATCGACCACCCGCGGACTGGAACGCGGCTGGATGGTGATCCTCCAACAGATCCGCGCATTCGTCGATGCCCCGCTGCTCGTGCGCTGGCAGGACGAGGACGGGACCTTCAAGATCAAGCGCTGGCTCGCCGCCGACCTCTCGGCCTCGACGGATGTCCGCATCCAACGGGGCTCCTTCACCCAGATGTCGGTGATGGACAAGGCGGAAGTGGTCTCGGCCTACGCCCAGCAGCAGCTCATCGCGCCGGGCGACGCGCAGCGCCTGATCGCCGCCCGCCTCGGTCCCCTGGTCGGCTTGCAAGACAATCCCCACCGGCTCCGGGTGCGGCGCCAGTTGGCCATCTGGCTCGATGGCCCGCCACCGGACTGGGCACCCCCGCCGCCCGCCGTGGACCCCGCCACCGGCCAGGTCGTGCCCACGCCCGACCCCGCGACCGCCGCCATCTTCGACGAGCGGCCCGTGGACCAACAGCCGGATGTCGCCATGGTCCGCACCGACGAGCTGGGCCGCACCCTGTCGGGCGCCCGCTACGAGGAGATGCCCCCGGAATGGCAAGAGGCGCTGGCACTTGCCTATGAAGCGGCACGTATTGCGGCCGGTATCCAAACGGTGGCCGAGCAGCAGCAGGCCGCCCAGGCGCAACAACAGGCCCAAGAACAGGCCGTCGCCCAGCAACAGCAGCAAGCGGAGGCCCAAGCCGAAACGGAGCGTACGGCCAAAGCCCAAGAGATGGAAGCATCGCAAGCTCTGGAGCAGCAGAAGCTCGATGTTGAGCGTCAAAAGGTCGGCACAGACCTCGAGGGTCAGTTGCAGGGCGTGGTGCAACAGGTGCAAGAGCTCGTCACGAGCCAGACGCATCAACACCAACAGGACATCGCCAAGGTCCAGTCGGGCTTCGAGGTCCTGAAGGCGCAGTCCCAGGCCAAGATCGAGCAGGCCAAACGGGAAATGCTGGAGCGGGAGGCGCCCGCACCCCCAGCGCCGACGACCATCACCGTCCAACCGCCGCAGCAAACGACGGACGCGCTCCAAGCGCTCTTGGAGGCCCAGACCGCGTTGTCCGAAGCGGTTGCCCAGTTGACTGATGAGCGGCCGGAGGCGGTCAAGATTCAGACGGACAAGAGCGGGAAGATCACGGGTGCGACATTCGTTCGTCCGTCCGAGCAACGCAAAGAGTAGCCCATGGCTGATGCGATCACCAATTTAGCCTATAGCGTCCTCTCGGCCGCCCCATCCCCGCCGACGACGGGGACGACCCTGGAGGTCACCTCGGGACAGGCGACCCGGTTCCCGGCGACCCCGTTCAATGCCACGATCTGGGCCTCTTCGGCGATGCCCACCCCGGCGAACGCCGAGATCGTCCGCGTCACGGGCATTCTCGTGGACCAATTCACGATCACGCGCGCCCAGGAAGGGACCACGGCGCGTTCCGTGCTGGCGACCGATCAGATCGCGGCCACGATCACCAAGTTGCGGTTCGACGATGTCCAATCGGCCATCGACACTGTGTCCAATGCGGTCTCCGTGGTCAGTGCGACCGCGGCATTACTCTCGCTCTCGGTGTCTGCCCTCTCGACGAGTCTCTCGAATGAACTGAGTGTGCGATCCGCCGGGGATGCCGCCCTGTCCGTCCGCATCGACACGGTCTCGCAGGGCGTGTCCGTGCTCTCCCAGGGCCTGTCTGTCCTCTCCCAGGCCCAGTCCGTCCTCTCCCAAAACGTCTCAGTCGGGAATGCGGCGCTCTCGGTGCGGATTGATACCGTCTCCCAGGGCGTGTCGGTGCTCTCGCAGGGCCTCTCAGTGCTGTCGCAGAATCTGTCGGTACGCGACGCCGCGCTCTCGGTGCGGATTGATACCGTTTCCCAGGGCGTCTCCGTGTTGTCGCAGGGTCTCTCGGTGCTGTCGCAGAATCTGTCGGTACGCGACGCCGCGCTCTCGGTGCGGATCGACACCGTCTCCCAGGGCGTGTCGGTGCTCTCGCAGGGTCTCTCGGTGCTGTCGCAGAATCTGTCGGTACGCGACGCCGCGCTCTCGGTGCGGATCGACACCGTCTCCCAGGGCGTGTCGGTCCTGTCGCAAGGCCTGTCCCTGCTCTCGCAGAACATGTCGGTCCTGTCTCAAGCGCATTCCGTCCTGTCGCAAAACGTCTCTGTGATCTCGACCCTCCTCTCCGCCGTTTCCGCTCTCTCTGTTGGTGCGGTCGCGACGCACGGACTCCAGTCGGCCTTCAATGCGCTGTCCAACCGTATCTCGGCAGTGGCAGCGGGGTCGGTCACGTCCACCGAACTGTCGGCGGTGTCTGCCCAAGGACTCTCCGCCTTGAACGTGCTGTCGAATGTCGTCAGCAACGCCCTCTCGGCCGGCGACGTGATCTCGAACAAGATTTCCGCCATGGGGCTGTCGACGCTGTTTCGCACGCGGACAGCGACCTTCACCGTGTCCGCGACCACGCTCTTGACGATCACGAGCCTGAGCGTCGCGGTCGGCGCCGGGGGGTGGTACAAGATCAACGGGAACGTGAATTGGCAGACCTCGGCGGCGGGTGGGGTCGCCTTCGGCTTGGACTGGCCCGCGCTGGGCCCTGGTGGGACGCAGATTTGGATGGATGCGGTGAGCGTGCCATCCCAAGCGGCCGCGGCGGCGGTCGCCATGGGGCAGACGCAGTTGTCGGCGGTCGCGGCCGGTTCCTCGGCCATCGTCTCCGTCTCTGCGGCCGGGGCCTCGATGCGCGCGGCCGCGTTCGACGTGTTTACCAATGTGAGCGCCGCCGGATCGTTCCATGTCTTGGCCAGAACGTCCGTTGCGACCAACCAACTGTTCATTACGGGCGGCTGGATTCGCGCGCTCAGGATCGCCTGATGGCGTTTCGGCTGTACTTCGTCCCCGCCGAGGGCACGGGGACACGATCCGACCCTCATCGCCCCACCTATCTCCAAGCGCTCGGCGAGCCGTGGAGCGGGATGACCTACGGCGCTGAGCCCCTCTTTCTTGTGGGGGCCAACCTGTCGGCCGCGGCGGATGCGTCCTTGGCCGGCCAGGCCGATGTCTTTGCCCTGCCGGTGGACTTAGACGCACGCTTCACCGGACCGACGCTCGGCGCGTTCATCGCCTTCCTCGCGACCCATCAGATCCCGACGGATTGGGTCAGCACGCGGATGGGGTGGCGCGAGGCACTCCGAACGATTGCCGGCCTCATGCAATATCTCCAACGGGTACACGGCCTGGGGCATGGTCGATTGTTTACTGGGGGCGTGACCTTGGACACGGCGATCGCCACCCTGCCCGTCGCCACCCAGGATCATCTGCTCGCGGCCGCACGGAGCTTGGGCTACAGCGACCCTGATCTCGCCGGTGGTCGCACGCTGCGCGCGCTCCTCCGCGACATGGGGGATGCGTGGGGCACGCGGGCCATCGTGTTTACCGCCGGGAGGGTGTAATGGCTATCTTGGCCACTGATACCTTCGACCGAGCCGACAGCACCGATCTTGGTGCCGTGTGGGACGTCGTCCCCGGACTGACGAACTGCCAAATTGTGGGCAATCGTGTGCGCTCAGGCGTGGCGAACACTGATGACATCGAATCCTATAACGGCGTCACGTGGCCTGATGACCAGTACGCGCAGCTCACCGTCGCGGTGCTCACGGGCACTGACCTGCAGGTTGGTACGGCTGTACGGTGTAGCACGACAGTTGCGAGTGCCTATTTCGGCTTCGCCCACACCGATACAGGCGGCGCCATGCACTACCAGTTGTGGCGCGTCGTATCGGGCACCTTCACACTGTTGGGGACTGATCCTACTGATCCCGTTGTGGGCGACGTCGTCCGTACCGAGGCCGAAGGAACGACGATCCGCCTTCAGCGAAACGGTACAACCCTCATGCAAGTCACTGATACCAATCTCGCGTCTGGCCGCGCGGGGGTAGCGTTCTACGCGGCCGTGCTTGCGAACGCGGAGGGCGACGCCTGGGAAGGGGGAAACTTCGCGACGCGCTCCCCCATGTTTCGTGGCGCATGACGGCAGTCGGGGACAGGACGGCCACGCTCCGATATTGTATCTCAGAATCCCAGCGGGCGATGCACGTCCGTTCAGCGATTGCGCGGCCCGGCCTGGGGCGATTGCAGCCGGCCGAGCGACGGCCCGAGGCCATCGCCCTCGTCTGCTATGGGCCGAGTCTGCGGACCACCTGGCAGTACGTGCGGCGCTATCCCTATGTGATCACGTGCTCGGGCTCGCATCGCTTCCTCTTGGATCGCGGCATCGTCCCGACGTGGCACGTTGACGTCGATCCACGGCCCCACAAGATCACGTTGCTCGGGACTCCCGATCTGCGGGTGACCTACCTCCCGTGCTCGGCCTGTCACCCGACATACTTCGATCATTTACAGGACCAGCGCGTCTTGGTGTGGCATGCGTTTCACTCCGATGATCCGGACATGCTCCACCTGCCCGTTGGAGAGTGGGCACTGACAGGTGGGTGTGACGTGGGCCAACGGGCACTCGTCATCGCCGCCATGCTGGGATTTCGCACCGTGGGCATCTTCGGCATGGATGGGTCGATGACGCCCACGCACAGTCATGCCGCGGACCATCCGAAGGCCAGGAGGGCGCGCGAATATGTCCATGAGGGCGTGACCTACCTGACGACGCCAGGGATGTTGCAGGCGGCACAGACGCTTGCCCATGAGCTCGACATGCTACCGGCGCTCGATGTCCGGTTCTATGGGCGCGGCTTAGTGCAAGCCATGATGCGCTCGTGGAAGCCCCCTGCGCGGTCGCCCAAGATGGCCAATGTCGTGGCGCTCGTGCGCACCGGCCCCAAGTAAGGTGTATCTTCCGCTATGTACTTTGGCGCACTCTACCCAGCCGCTTACAGCATCGAAGTCGCCGCCGCGCCTGCCCCGCCGCCGGCCGCCGTCGATGCGAAACTGGGATCGACCGGACTCGGCTCCCCGCGCCCCCGTGGCCCATCCCGCTACCGTGGTGCCCGCCAGCGGTATGTGGATGGACGGTTTATCCCTGATGCGCGGGATGAGTACCTTGTCGAGTACCGGGACGGTGTCCCCGTCGAGGCACCCATCGCGCCGGAGGTGGCGCCTGCATTCGTGCCGCCCGAACCGGGGTTTGAGCCACCGCAACCGTGGCGCCCCCCGCCCGCGGGGTTGGTGCCGCTCTTCTCCCCTGCGCCCGCCCGCCAAGCGCCGCCGCCAATGGCCCCGATTGCGGAGCCTGATGTCTCGGGCTATAATCGAGCGGCGCTCCAAGTCATTCTCATGATGGCGCGACACAGCCTATAACGTGAGGCCTGCCCATGCCACGTAAACAGGTTGGCCCGAAAAGCTTCAGCATCACCCAAGAACTGACCCGGCTCGACGGGGAAGTGAAGCGCCTGCGCCGTGAGGTCGAGCGCTGGCAGCGCGCCTACCAGCTCCTCGCGGAGTCCTTGGCCACCCGCGACCCCGCTCCCCGGCCCCGAGCCATCGAGGGGTCGTGGCTCTCGAGCGCGAGCGCGCCCGAGTCGGCGCTGCTCTCGTTGCCGCCGATGCTGCCGGAGACCGTGCTGGCGGTCATCGAAGAGACGACCAAGGAAGGCTCCCCCGCCCGCGCGCGGTCGCTCGTCTATGCCCGCACCGCGCTCGCCGAAGGCCGCAGCCCCACACTCATCGCCGTGGACCTCCAGGTCGGTGAAGACCTAGACATCTAAATGCCTCTGCACCGCGTTATCCCCCGCGTCCGGGACCGCGTCTGGGCCCGCATTCAGGACTCCCTGCGATGACCCGCATCGAGACCCGCGTCCATGACGCGGTCTATACCCGCGTCGTGGCCTGCGTCCGTACCCGCATCCGAGAGCGCGTCGAGGACCGCGTCTGGTTCCCCGCCTGGAAGCGCCTCGGGACCAGCGTCCTCCATCGCGTCCACGACGACGTCTGGGCACGCGTCTTGGGAGCCGTGGCCCCCCTCCCATGACCCGCGTCCATGCCTGACCCGCTCGTCGCCTATACCAACGACGCAGGCGAGGTCGTCGCCCTCTACACCCCGACGGACCGCCAGCTCGCCCTCCATACCTGCCCCGCCCCGAACGTGTTCTACGGAGGCGCGGCCGGGCCTGGCAAGTCCCATAGTTTGCGCTGGCACTGCGTCCTGGCCTGCCTCCAACACCCCAACTTCCGCGCCCTGCTCTTGCGCCGCCAGTTCATCGAGCTCGAGACCACGCATATCCTGGCCCTGCGCACCGAGCTCCCCAAAGCCGTGGCCCGCTACGAGCCCTCGCGTCACCGCGTCCTGTTTAAGAACGGTTCCATCCTCCAAATGGGCCACTGCTCGACCGATGACGACTTCCGCCAGTACCTCTCGACGGAATGGGGCCTGATTGCCGTCGATGAGGCCGGCGACTTCACCGCCTGGATGCTCGAGATGCTGCCCTCCCGCCTCCGGTCCACCGACCGCGCGGTCCTGCCGCAATACGTCCTCGCCTCCAACCCCGGCGGCATCGGCCACCATTGGCTCAAAAGCCATTTCATCGACAAAGACTGGCCGGGCGATACCTACCAACGCCATGCGTACGCCTTCCTGCCGGCCGTCGTCGGCGACAACCCGCACCTGCCCGCCTGGTACGTGGACCGCCTCAAGGCCTTGCCCGAGGCGGAACGGAAAGCCTACTTCGAGGGGGACTGGAATGCCTTCGTCGGCCAAGTGTTCCGGGAATGGAACCCCACGGTCCACGTCCTGCCCGAAGACTGGACCCTGCCCGGCCACTGGGCCGTCTCCTGCGGCTTGGACTGGGGCTACCGCAACCCCTCCTGCCTCCTCGTCCTCGCGCAGTCCCCCAAAGGGGATCTCGTGGCCACCGACGAGCTCTACTTCACGGGCTGGACGGGCCGAGACGCGGGCGCACGCATCGGGACGATGCTGCGCCCCTACCCGCGCGCCCTGATCTACGGGGATGAACAGATGTGGTACAACACCGGCCTCTACGAACACACGATCGCCGATGAGTTCCAAGCAGGATTAGCCGACGCGCAATCCACGTGGTCCTTGGTGCCTGCCACCCACGGCCCACACTCGAGGCTGCCCAAGCTCAACCTCGCGCACTACGCCCTGGCGTGGTCGCAAGGCCCGGACGGCACCACCGTGCCCCCACGCCTGCGGGTCCACCCACGGTGCAAAAACCTGATCCGTACCCTGCCCGCCCTAGGCTACGACAAGATCAAGCTCGAGGACGTGGACCGCAACGGAGACAATCACTGTCTAGCGGGGCACACTCCCATCTTAACGGACCGTGGATGGGTGCCTATCGCCTCGCTTGACGCGGCGAGGGTCACTCGTTATGATGCCGAGACGGTTATCCTCGAGGCGAACGAATGGCAACTCCAGTGTACACCAGACCACCTTGTGCTGACGCCGGATGGGTGGTGCCCAGCGAGCCAACTCCGGGCCGGCCAGCAGATCCTGTGGTGGTCTCCCCTTCGGTGCAAGCCTATGGGGGGCTTCACTGGTATCTCCGTTCGTCCCCCCGGCCGTACATGGTCAGAACACGCGGCACGCGGCCCCCTGCCCGTCTCGGATATCTCCACCGATGGGTATGGAGTGACGCCTTCGGCCCAATTCCAGCAGGCTACCATATACACCACCGCAACGGAGATCCGCTTGACAACGGGTTGGCCAACCTCGACCTTGTCGAGCAGGGACGACATATTGCCTTCCACGGTGCTCGTCCCTCGCCACGCGCTCGAGCCGCCAGAAGCCGCAATGCAAAGGGACCCTGTAGAGATGGCAATCGCCGCCTCACTCGCGCACAACGCAGTCGTGCGGCTACGGAAGGTTGGAAGCGGTGGAAAGTTGGCCATGGCGTGGGATGTGGGTGTGGAGCACGACTTCCACGGCTTTGTCGCAGCGGGTGGGTTTGTAGCCCATAACTGCTACGACGCGCTGTGCTGCTGGCTGACCTCGAACCCCGTGGCCGGCCTCGCCCCTCCCCCGCCCCCCGACCCCGACCGCCACCCGGGATTCCTCGTGGGCGACACGGGACTCTCTCGCAAACCCCGCGGTGGCACGCTCCCCCCCCGCCCGGGCTTCGAGGAAATCGGCGGTGTCTAACCCTGTCCAGGACACGGTCTCTGCCCGCGCCTGGCACCGCGTCGAGGACCGCATCTGGGACCGCGTCTGGCGACGCGTCTGTGGCTCGGTCTGGCGCGGCCTCCGAGACCGCGTCCGAGACCGCGTCATGGCCCCTTCCTCACCTCCACCCTGACCCGAGCCCTGACCCGAACCCGTTCCCAGACCCGATGACTCATTCCCCGCCCTCGTCCCCCACCCGCGTCACGACCACCCGACGCCCCGCATCCAACACCCCGTACCACCGCTCCACCTCCGCCACCGCCTCCACCGGCGTCGTGGCCACCACCACCCGCACCATCCGCCGCGCCGGCACTGCCCACTTGTGCCAGCCCGAGACCCGCCACCGCATGCACCTCCGGGTTGCCGTCCCACCATACAGCCTCGCATACTCCCTGGCCCGCTCCCCAGTGATCCCAAACATCCGTTGCGACTCCCACGGACCCACCCACGAGTGCCAATCCCTCCACGGATCCACCCACGAGTGCCAATCCCTCGGCGCCGACCCCAACAACAGATCCGCCCACCCCCGCATCCCCTGCAATTGCGCGTTGTTCATACCCCCCCCTTGTAGAACATCCTCAGTCCGCCGCGCCGCGTCTTGTTCCAGTAGCGCGCCGACACGGCGATGAAGTAGAATCTCATGAGCGCCAACATACATGCCCGCCAACCCCTGTCAAGACGAAGAAACCCCGAACACCCCACTTCCCTTCCTCCCACCCCCTCCTTAGTTTGCTTTCATGACTAACCCTTACTTGCCAGACCCTGATCTCCCCCGAACAACGAAAGCAGTGCGTCCAGGTGACCTACAATCCCCACCGTGTCATGCAGACGCGCCAATGATTCTTCAGGAGAATGGCGGGTCATTGCGGGCGGGGGGAATGCCGGGCAACCGCGGTGGTGGCAGTCCCACGAATCATTATCGGCGGCTGATGCAGGAGCTCGCGGAGGATCCTGAGGCGCTTGCGGAGTTTGTGGCGGTGCTGCGGGATCGGGAGAGCTCGCACTTTATGCGGGCGCGGGACCATGCGGCCGACAGGGCCTACGGGCCAGTGAAGCAGACGGTGGAGCTGGAGGGGGTGGGGCAGGTCATCGTCGCCCCGATCGTGCTGGGGCTGACCCGGGCGGTGGCACCCGAAGGCGAGTAAACAGTTTCCTGTACACAATGCACTGTACAGTAAATACCGGCTGGGCAGTGCACGAGTAAGGGCAGGGAATCCCTTCCCCTGCCCTTCCCCGGTGTTGTCCTCGCCCTCCCCTAGCCTTGCCATGCCCTGCCTAGCCTAGCCATGCCAAGCCACGCCTAGCCCGGCCTCGCCATGCCTAGCCTCGCCATGCATTGCATGCCCAACCTACACCACACCCCCTCACAACGCAAGTAGGCTGCCCTCCAACGCACGATCCCCTCGGGGTGGGGGGGGTGGAGAGGGGGGGGGGGGCCTCAACAGGATCGGACGTGGGTCCTCTTGCTACGTTGAAGGTACTCTCAGGAATATATTTTGGGGGAATGGGTGAGTTGACAACTTTACCGATGGTGATGCCGTCCTGCGCGTAGTAGGGGGGAGGGAGTGTCGTCATGGCTTACCCGATCCAGACGCGCCCCCCGACGCGGTTCACGAGGCGGGCATAGACGCGGGTCCAGACGCGATCCCAGGCGCGGTCCCAGATGCGCACATTGACGCGCTCCCTGACGCGCGCCCTGACGCACTCGCGGACGCGGGTCCAGGCACGCTCCCGGGCGCTGGCCACGACGACGTCTCGGACGCGGATCATGGGGTGGTCGCGCGGGCGAGCGTCTGGTCATCGCGCCAGGGACTGATGTCGGTGCGGTAGATCGAGTGCAGGACGGCGAACAGGTAGCCATCGGCGGTGGCGGTCTTTCGCTGGCACCGGGCGGGGGTATCCGTGTCTCGGCAGATGCCGCCCACGTAGGCGCGGAGGGCGTCTTCCCAGTTGCCGAGGTCCCGGTAATACCGCAAGGCGATCTGGACGCCGACACAGGCGTTGCGTCGCCGGTTGGTGAGGGGGGCGGTGCCGCACTGGACTGGGAACGAATCGTTCCAGTAGCGTGGCATGACTTGCATGAGGCCGGTGGCGCCGGAGCTGGGGTGGCGGGCGGTCGAGTCGCCCGACCAGTTCTCGACGTGGGAGATGCTGATGGCCAAGGCGACGGGCATGCCGGCCCGCCGCGCTTCCTGCGCCACGATGCTGTCGCGTTCTTCGGAGGGGCCCAGGCGGCGGGCGAGGATCGGCGCCGCGACGGGCAGCGGCGGCCGATAGCTCGAGAGGGTGAGTAAAAACACGCACAGCAGTGAGCAAAAGCGTGCGAGTGCGGAGGCGTCGGCTGAGGGGATCATGGGGTGGGCGGGGTGTGGGTGATGATGCTCCGGATGCGGTCCCCGGCGCGGTCCCAGGCCGAGTCCCGGACGCGGAGCCAGACGCGTTCCTCGACGCGGGCCCGGACGTGGTTCGTGACGTGGATAGAGACGCGGTCCCAGGCCGAGTCCCGGACGCGGAGCCAGACGCGTTCCTCGACGCGGGCCCGGACGCGGAGCCAGACGCGTTCCTCGACGCGGGCCCGGACGTGGTTCGTGACGTGGATAGAGACGCGGTCCCAGGCCGAGTCCCAGACGCGGAGCCAGGGTTGGGTCATGGGGTACAGAGCAGGGGGCCGATGCGGTGCCGGGCCAGCTCGAGGGAGGATGGCACGGACTCGGCCGGCAGCGTCGCCAGCATGGTCAGCGCGTGCCCGCAGTGCAGCACCGCCCTACGCATTTCGGACGCGGTGTTGGATGCGTTCCCAGACGCGTTCCCAGACGCGGTGCCAGACGCGGAGCCAGACGCGTTCCTCGACGCGGGCCCGGACGTGGTTCGTGACGTGGATATAGACGCGGTCCCAGGCCGAGTCCCAGACGCGGTGCCGGACGCGGGGCCGGGGGTGGGTCATGAGGGGCCTGCGGTTTCGATCTCGATCTGCAAGAGCGCCAGCGCCCGCCAGGCCAACTTGGCCGAATGCCGGCTGCCATCGGCATCCCTCGTGCCCCGGGCGAGCAGATGGCGGGCGATGCAATCCGCATGGTCGTCGGATTTCCCGCGGCTCCACTGCAGTGGCTGGCCGGGATTGTGCTGGTCGTTGCCGAGGCGTGAGACGATGGCGACGGCCGCCAAGGCGTCTGGAAAGTAGTCCAGGACGCCGGTCGTGATCGGGATGGCTTTGCGCGCCGCGGCGTCAGTGGGCAGCATCGGCCGGCGGGGTGGTGTCGAGTTCCTGCACCCGCCGGTCTCCGCTGGCGAGGACGAAGGCGAGGAGATGCCCTCGGATGGTGCCAGCGGCGCTGGCATTGATGGCGCGGCCCGCGCCCGAGGGGATGGGGTCGCCCGGGGTCGTGGAGAACAGGTAGAGGAGCCGCAGCAGCAGATTCTGATCGGGGTGCGCGGCGGCGCAGTAGGCACCGAGATTCAGCACGGCCAGCAGGGCGTAGGCCTCGTCCTCGTCGAGCGTGAGTTGCAGGATCTGCAATTCTCCTTTCACCTCATGACCCTCTACGCGCAACGCGCGATGCTCTGCTCCTGCTGATGGTGCGCGAGAGAACGCGCTTCCATTGCCGGCGTAAGCACAACAGGCATTGGCGGGACCATCCCCATCCATCCGGCCACCACGGCGTCCAGTCGTGTCTCACCGCATCACCCACGGGCGACATGGCCGCGGGCACGCTACTGAAGTCCGCGCACTCTTCCCATTCCGCCCGCAGCAACGCCGACGTATCCGTCATGGCTGCTTCCTCCGTATGATGACGGGCTCGCGGTCGCACTCCCGGCAGAGGCCGAGCGGGATGTCGCGGTACCGTCCGAAGATGGTACACAGGGCCATGCGCCAACACGCCGAGCACGGCATGCGGTGGACGAGGGGGAAGCCCAACACCTCGTGTGAGCGCATCCGTGGGTCTGCGCTGTTGTCAGCAGCGGGAGTACCATGCCATGGCGATCAGGACGCCCAGCGCGAACCGTGTAGGGAAGAACAGGGATTCGCCGAGCGCCACGCCGCCTACGATCCACGGTGCCCACGGGTGGTACATGAGGAACCGCAGGAACCTCATGGGACGAGTCGGTGCACGGCGTCTTCCAGGGACCCGCCGCGCGCGATCGGCGCGGTCATCGCGGCCGAGACCGGCAGCGCGGGCCCGCCCCACCGCATGAAGACATCCTGATGCCCGACGCCCGGCTCGTCATAGACATAGATCGAGACCTGTAGCGGCAGGCGCCAGAACTGGTACATGCCGAAATAGAACCCGTGGATCGGATTCTTGGGCGGCCGCACGGCCAGGAACTCCTCGCCCGCGACCCGCGAATAGCTGAAGGTGTCGAGGCCGGGCGTCCAGACGTAGAGCTGGAGCACGGTGTCGCGCACCGGCGTCACGGTCGAGTCGATCAGCCGGAACGAGCCCCAGACGGTGTCGCCCACGGTCACGATCCGCGCCGGGCCGCCCGTGAAGGTGGAGTCGACGCCTGCGTAGACGACGGTATCCGAGCCGCCATACAACGCAGAATCGATCGCGTAGAGCCGGCCGACGCCATAGATCTTGAGGTCGTAGCCGAACGCGCGACGCGGGAAGGCCACGCTGTTGGTGGGCGTGGGTGGGGGGGGAGGGGGCGGCGCGGTTCCTTGGTCGCCGCCGCAGGCGGCGAATGTCAGGAGCGCGGCCAGCATCGGGGTGCGCATGGGGCACATCTCCTGGAGTAGCGTAGTTCCTCTGGGCGGG